AAGAAAATCTATCTTGTTCAGCGTGTGAATGGTAAGTTTAGTTGCACCTGTACTGGCTTTGAGTTCCGCAAGGACTGTAAGCATATTGGTGCTGTGGCGAAAAAGGTTGCGTGATGTCATATCAATCTGCATTGACGGCTGCTGGCGCAAACGTGATTGCGTTTGAACACTTTGGTGATTGGCAAGGCTCATGGGTTGCTCTTGTTGAGTATCGTGGTGAGCGTGGTTGGGTGCAAGGTTCATTTGGCTCTTGCGATCACTGCGATGCATTTGAAGCAGAGTTTGGTTGGGATGCTGCAGAGGAAGCCGACTACCAAACACGTCTTGCTTCTTTCGGCGAATCGTATTTGGGTGGACTTCAAACAACTGAATCGATTCTTGCAGAACATGCGCCGAATGCGCATTGGGATGAAGATGCAGACAACATTGTGTTTTGGGTTCGTGAGACCGCACAGACTTATCGGGTGGTATGATGAACGAACGAATCAAACAACTTGCTGAACAGGCTGGAATCACGACCAATTTGGATACTGATTATTTTGAAAAAGACAGTAACAAATGGGTTGACTATTATTCAGACAAGTTTGCCGAGTTGATTGTTCGGGAATGTATTGATGTTGTATCTCAATGCAATCTCGTAGGTGTTGATCCTATAGCACATATCAAAGTTCATTTTGGAGTAAAATAATGAGCGAACACGGTCATTGTCCAAACTGCAATGCTGATCTTGATGGTGGTTCTATTTGGGAACACTTCTTCAAGGAAACTGGAGATGAGCGAGAAGCAACAAGAATTGCTGACATGTATGGTGCAACTCGTGAACGTGGAAGGTTTGGTCGCGCAATTGGACTATACGATCGCGATCAAGACCGAACTGTTGCTTGGAAGTGTCCTGATTGTGAACATGTATGGGAGAGAACATGACAGAAGCATATGTAGATGAGAATGGTCGAATTCGAATAAAGTTTGATCGATTAGAAATGGAAACGCAGATCATGTCTTGCTGGAACGTTACATCAGATCTTAAAGATCTGACTGAAGGTGTTTTAGAATATGACATGAGTCCAGATCAAATAGCGAATGCATTGATGGGAATGCAAGAACTATATGAAATTCGATTTGACAAACTTTTTAGAATATTTGAACAACTGGTGAATCAACATGGCAAAACTCTCGATCAGTAAACCGCAATGCTTCACTGAGTATCAGTGGAAGTTGTATCAAGTGGAATTACAAACAGTCAAGAATAGTAAAGTGCTTGATATTTGTTTCGATTGTACGGTAGAATATCAAAGCAAGATGCGTAAGGAAGGCAAGTGTCAATTTCCAATGAAGCGTCTAGACAAAGTGACTGAATACGCATGATGCTCATTCCTATTGTTGATCTGGTGTTTCTTGCTGGAACAAGTTTTGCTGCCTTTGTCAATCGTGGAACATTGATTGGTTGGATGTGCACATTCTTGGTTCTTTGGCAAGTTTGGAATTTGGTGAAATTTTATAGGCAACATCCTTGATTTATTTTGAATTGTACTATATACTACACTGACAAAATATTTCCTGCGTGATTCGCGACGCCCTCATCTTCTTGAGGTAGGACAAGAGTCCCAAGGTGCTTATGAATTTCCCCTCCCGCACCGAAAACTGCGAACTTTTTAAGGTGTTGATTTATAAAAGTTTTTAGTTGTTGTCTTTTGCAGCCTTGTACAGTAGAATATATGTATAAGGTTGATGAGCGTCCTTCGCGATTGCTCTTGCTGTTTAAAAATATTATTGCCCACATAGCACAACTGGCAGTGCAGCGGTTTTGTAAACCGCAGGTTGGGAGTTCAAATCTCTCTGTGGGCACCAAATTTTGTTCCCATCGTCTAGTCGGTTAGGACACTAGCCTTTCACGCTGGTAACAGGGGTTCGAGTCCCCTTGGGAACGCCATATTTTTGTTATGAATTTTTTTGGGACTGAAACATTAAAGTGATGTAACGGACTTTTAATCCGTAAAAGAGGGAGCGTTACCCTCCAGTCCTACCAATTGTGAAAAGGTTTTGGCGAGTAGATCAGAGGTAGATCAGCTGACTGTTAATCAGCCTGTCGATGGTTCGATCCCATCCTCGCCAGCCATCTTGGTGCTTGCAGGGAATTCACTGTAAGTCATCCGTCGGTGCAAAGACTTTTCCGTTTGAATAGCACCAACGATATATGAGATTGAACGGAATGCATTCTATGTTGCGTGGGGGCATAGATAAGAATAATCTAGTAGCGTGAGAATTCGCGAACGATAGCCCACGCCATTTTTGGGCTGTTGGTATAATGAGATTACGTCGCCCTTGCACGGCGAAGATCGGAGTTTGATTCTCCGACGGTCCACCAAAACGTGCCATCTAATCAATGGCTAGTCTACCCAGACGATGAGAAGTGGCTTGATCGCCACAGGGTGGTTCCAGTCTAACCGAACTGGCGCTGGCAATGCGAGAATCCTCTTTGGTCGGGATGCGGATACCACATAAGTGTTTGTGGTGGGATGACAAAAACCGCCGCAAAGAGGAAGCAACTAATTTAGGATCGCTGGATGTGGCGAGCAGTAATGTGTCGCCTTCATCGGATGCCCAGAACGAGCAAACCCAGTTGTCTCATCCAGCACTTATTTTGAGGAGTCGTCTAACGGCAGGACAGCAGGTTTTGATCCTGCTTATCGTGGTTCGAATCCATGCTCCTCAGCCATATTGGGTGAACGGCGAAGTTGGAGAGTCGCGTCGGACTGTAAATCCGCTGCCATTGGCTGAGTAGGTTCGAATCCTACTTCACCCACCATTTTGTTGCGGTGGCAGAAAAGTTATGCAAGAGTCTGCAAAACTCTTTTATGCTGGTGCGAGTCCAGTCCGCAACTCCAGTTTATGCGCGATTAACTCAGTGGTAGAGTAGTGCCTTTACACGGCAAATGTCGGGAGTTCGACCCTCTCATCGCGCACCAGTTTTGGCTCGGTAGAACAGTTGGTTAGTTCACATGCCTGTCACGCATGAGGTCGTGGGTTCGAGCCCCATCCGAGTCGCCATTTTGGAAGGTAAAGCAGAGAGGATCTGTCGCTGTTTGCTAAACAGATGGTTCCCTTTGGGAATGTGTTTCGAATACACTGCCTTCCACCAACATTTAATATAATCTTAACGGTAATTCTTAAATCTTCAGGATAAATAGGTTTGTATTCGAACTAACACCCTCCAGGAGACCGACAAATGAGACTACACGATCTTGCCGTAAGACTCGCTGCTGTTGAATCCAAGTTAGCAACACTAACTGGCACAGTTGCAAATACAGATATTATCGATGATGTTGCTGAATTCGATCAAAGACTCTCAGTAGTTGAAGTTCAAGTTGATCAATTGATTGCTCTTAAGACACAAGAACAAGTTGCTGCACTCGTTGCTGCTCCAGCAGCTGCTGCAACTATCGCTGTTGAAGAAGTTGTTCTTCTCTCACCAAGTGCTGAAGATTCAGATGCAGTTCTTGTTGTTGAAGATGTTCTTCATGCTCAACATGAAGCTGCTGCAATTGAGAATCCAGAAGTTGCAGTTGTTGTTGCTGCTGCCGTTGCTGCAGTTGTTGCTGCTGATCCAGAAGTTGTGAAGGATCCAGAAGCAGTTGCTGTGCTCATCAAGGAAGCAGTTGCCGAAGCACCAGTTCCATCTGCTGAAGCAGTTGCTGCCACAACAGAAGCTGTTGCTGCAGTTGTTGCTGCCGCCACAGGTGCCGAAGTTGCTCCAGAAGTCAAGGAAGAACTTGCAGTTGCAGTTGCTGCTCCTGCAGATCCAGTTCTTGATGGTCTAGAAGCACGTTTGGCAGTTGCGGAAGCAAAGGTCGATAGTCTATTGGGAAAATAGTAACGGGTGTTCGAAGTTTGTTTCGACGCCTGTTTTAATATATGATAGAGAGGGAGCCAAGTGCTCCCTCTTTTTTTGGAGTGATGATGAAAAAATATATTCATGTCAATCAGCACGTCATTCGTGCAAATAAAAAGAACAACGAAAACAATCCTGTGCTTACCATCAAGGAAGGCAGGAAGAATACTTATTGTCACCGTGTGAAGATTCATGGACCAAGTGAAGTCGTATATTCTGGAAATGAGAAAACACTCTTGCCTTGTGGTGCAAGAGTTGCTGTAGTTACAGAAAGTGAGATTGAAATTGTAGAGTAACACTTTACTTTTGATGTTTGTTATAGTAGAATATATAAACAATTCGGATATTAGCACAGTCTGGTAGTGCACCTGCTTTGGGAGCAGGGGGTCGCAAGTTCGAATCTTGCATATCCGACCAATTTTATGACTGGAGATTGTTATGGCTAATCATGTGAATACTCATGTTCGTTTCGAGAAACTCAATGATGCAGGTAAAGCATATCTAAACGAATTTTACTCTCGCATTCGTCCAGAAGATAAAGGATATGAATGGTTCAGTGACATCTTCGGTCTTGACAAAGAAATCACAGATCAATACGACTGGAATATTGAAAACGTTGGTCCGAAGTGGTGCTACTTCGAAGATCGCGGAGAAGATTATTTCAACACAACTTCTGCTTGGAGTTTTCCACAAAAAGGCATAGAGTGGCTTTTTGAACAGATTGCCAAAGTTGATCCTGATTTCATCGCTTCTGTTTTTTATGAAGATGAGATGCCCAACTTCTTTGGTGTATATGTTTACAACAAAGATGGTATGATTGATGGTTGTGAATGGGGCGAAGAAGGTGAGATTGAGGAAATGATGAAAGAAGCCGTTCCTGAACTTGCTGAACTCAATGAAGAAACTGACAGTGATCGATATTGGGATCTCTGGTCTGATAATATTTGGGATCTTGTTTCTGATAAGCAGGGTCAAGTTTTCAATGATATTATGCAGTCGCTAAAAGAATAATGATTTGCGACTGTGGAGAAATCGGTAAACTCAACAGACTTAAAATCTGTCGGCATTAGCCTTGTCGGTTCGAGTCCGACCAGTCGCACCAGATGCGGGATTAGTTTAATGGTAAAACAGCAGATTTCCAATCTTCGGTCGAGAGTTCGATTCTCTCATCCCGCTCCATTTTGCGCTCGTAGTTCAGGGGATAGAACAACTGCCTTCTAAGCAGTAGGTCGCAGGTTCGATTCCTGCCGAGCGTGCCATTATTAAAGGACTATATAGAGTTGTTGTGAGTTGTTTCTCACAAAAAAGGAAACATATATGCTCTCTGATGTCCTCGCCAAAACCAAAATCAAATTTCTACAATTAGATCCATTCGGATATTGTAACGCAAAATGTTGGTTTTGTCCAGTTAAATATTTTCCCCAACCCGAAGAAGGTTCTGGGGTCATGCCAATCGAACTAGTAGATAAAATTCTGTCAGAAATCTACGAAGAAAAGAATAAACCAGATGGCATTGTTCATTCATTATTCAATCTGGTGACACTCTCTCACTATAACGAAATTCTTTTGTACAAGCATTTTGATGAATTGCTCGCGCTATTGAGAAAGTATTCATTCAAATGTTATGTTTTAAGTAATGGAATTCCACTATCAAAGCAAAAAGTTGATCTCATAAAAGAATATAAAGATGTGGTCATTCATGTTGGTTTAAATGTTCCTGCATTCGAAAAATCTCTCTGGGCAAAACGAACAGGATTCACAGAAGATCATTTTGATCGTCTGATGGAAAATTTAAATTATGCTCAAGAGCAATTACAACATCTAGGAGACGAACTTCAAATTGGTGTGAATGGAATCGACCAAGAACCAATTTCTGGTGGATACATTGCAACAGGAGAGCAGTTTGAATCGCACCAATATGATTTAAACTCAAAACATGGCGAGCATGAAACTCAATTTAATCTTGGCAAAAAGATGTTTCCTAAAACCAACGTTCATAAGAATTATCTTTATGATCGTGCTGGAACAATTGATCATATCGTTACAAATAAGCCATGGATCAAACAATTGAGAAAAACTCAACGAGTTACTGGTTGCAATAATGGTGGCGATCGTTCTAAAGAATGGCTCAATGTGAATTCTGCAGGACATACTTTCTTATGCTGTAACGATTATCACTTCGATTATAAATTTGGTGATTTAAAAACACAATCAATTAGAGAGGTTTGGTTGGGTGAGAAACGAGCAAAGACGGTTCTTCAGGCATACAGCGAGATATGTAAAAATTGTCACCTCGCCACATTCAATTAACTATATAAGTTTTTTAGGAGCATTTAAATGCCAACATTTACTTGGAAAATTATAGAAATGATTACAGCCCCATCTGAGGGTGAGTTGAGTGATGTCATAAAGACAGTTCGTGCAAAATATACAATTCACGATGATGCTGGAAAAGAATTTTCTAGACTTTATGTTTTTGATTTGCCATCTGCAGATCCATCTAACTTTGTTGCCTATAACGATTTAACTGAGTCTAATGTCTTGACTTGGATCACATCAACTTTAAATCTAGAAGAAGAGCAACTATTATTGCAAAACCTTCTCCAAGAAACTCTTGAAGGAAGATTGATTGACGGCACTTCTCGAAAACCGCTTCCGTGGACATAAAAAGTAATTAATTTGTTATGAAATATAATGGAATACTTGCAAAGTATGACACATACGATAAAATTGCAGGATTGCTTGGTGATGATTTAAATATTTCTTTCATGAATCATGGATATTACCCAATTCATGAGAAAGCGTCGCATCTATTTCTAGATTCTTCAGGAAGTCTATATTGTCATTTCTTAGATCGAATTTCAAATCCTGAAAGCAAAAAAATTTTAGAAGTTGGTTGTGGTCGTGGTGGTGGCGCTAATCTAATAAAAACTGCTTATAATTTCGCAGAAGTTCATGCCTGTGATTTAGAAGAGAAGGCAATTGATTTTTGCCGCAAGTCGCATTCAAGTATTCATTTTGAAGTTGATGATGCTCAAACATTATCGAAATATGAATCGAATTCTTTCGATTGTGTTATAAATGTTGAATCATCTCATTGCTACAGAAATATAGAGGGATTCTTTTCCTCTGTTCATCGAGTTTTAAAATCAGAAGGAACGTTTCTGTACATCGATGCATACAGACCTGAGTTGATTAAACCTTACGAGAAACATGCTCTGAAATATTTTAGAGTAGTTGAAAAGATTGATATTGTGCAGAATGTTTATGATTCCTGCATACACTCAATGCGAAAGATTCATCAACATATACGAGAGAATAAAATTCCTCCTGAAAGCGCATATCATTTTTTAACAGTAATGCTTTTAAATAAAGCCAAGCATTACAAGAGTCGTGCGCATTTATACTATGCTTATGTGTTGATAAAATAATATGTCAAGTTCAGGAAAACAATTACGATTTGAAGATCTGCAGCCGCATGTGGATATGCTTTGTGATGCTCTAGAAAATAAAGGCGCATCATCTTCTGGCATTCCTCACGATAAACAAGTGATTCAGAATGCTTACATATATCGCGAAATCTTGCGACGTGTGCGAAATAATGAAACAACTGTTGAGAATCTTTTGTTTGATTTAGCATATCTAAATAATCACACGCGAGAAGCAGCCAAGAACAATCAATTTTATAGAATTGACAAGATCGTAGAGGCACTTGATATTTTCATACAGAAAGAGTATAATAAGGTGACAAATGAGATTTCTAACAAGGAAGTTGGTTAAGCCTGAAGATCTGAACGCGAATGATACGTTGTTCGGTGGAAGATGCTTGGAGTGGATTGACGAAGAAGCCGCTATATATGCTGCAATCGAAACTCGTCATAAACGTGTTGTGACCAAGAGTATTTCAGAGATCAACTTTGTTGCTCCTGCTCGTCAGGGTGATGTTGTTGAAATTGGAGTTGCGTTGAAGAAAGTTGGAAGCACTAGTATCACTCTAGAAGTGCAAGTGCGCGACTTGACTTCACAACGAATTATAGTTAATATAGAAGAAATGGTTTTTGTTTGTGTCGATGAAAATGGGAGACCAACTCGACACAGTTTGAGGAAATAATTCGGAAGGGTAGCCAAGCGGTTTACGGCACCTGACTTGAAATCAGACGTGGGGGCAACCTCACCGTGAGTTCGAATCTCACCCCTTCCGCCAAAAATTATGGAATTCATACAAAAAATTAAACAATACAAAGATGTTTTAGATACCGAGACGTTTGATATTCTCGATCGTTATCTCAGACAACCCAAATGGGCGTTGAGCGTTAGTGATCCCAAATATAGTCCTCATAAAGTATTTTGGGGGATGCGTTTAGATGATGAACCTTTCTTCAATAAGAAAGTGTTTTCCGTTGTTGAGGAGTTAACAGGAAAAAAATTTATCACAACAAGCATACTTGCCAACGCTCAATCAACATTACAAGATGGTGCTCCTCATGTTGATAGTGAATCAACAGATACTTACACTTTTATTCTTTACGCGAATAAAACATGGGACTATCAATGGGGCGGTCAAACAATCTTTTTTGATAGATATAGGTACGAAGATTCAGAAGAAGTGATGAATAGCGATAGTGTTTACAGTGTATATCCGATACCGAACACTGCAGTATTTTTTCCGTCAAATATGGTCCACTTTGGAAGTTCTCCAAGTAGAGATTTTTATGAGATGAGGTACACAATCGCATATCATTTGAAAGAAATATAATGCCCACATGGTGGAATTGGTAGACACCCTGGTCTTAGAAGCCAGTGCCAAAAGCGTGGGGGTTCGAGTCCCTCTGTGGGCACCAATTTGGTGCTGATATGTTTGATTTTTTACAACATTCGGATTATTTGAATGCCAGAAATAACGAAGATTATTATCACTTCGGAAAACTTTCTGTTCCAACTCCAGATTGGGTAGATATATTACAAGAGTTTGATCGCGAATACAAAATTCATTTATATAATAACGATAAAGAAATCTTCAAGTATCAAGACAGATTAGGATTTGTACTGCATCAATCGCAACAGATTCCTATTGTTGGTAAGTTTTTAGAAGCAGTGAGTAAATCTCATCACAGAGATCGCCAACACTTCACGGCACTCACATATATAAGTTTAAGCACAGAATCTGCCACTTATGGACGTCATAGTGATGTAATGGATGTATGGTGTTGGCAGATGACTGGTTATACTTTATGGAAAATAGAAGGAAGATATCGTAATTTTGAAAAGGTGCTAGAACCTGGAGAACTTGTTTATGTTCCTCGAGGTATGTGGCATGATACAAAACCAATGACGCCAAGAGCAGGATTGTCGTTTGGATCTGAAAACATATGGTGATTTATGAAAGAATATGTTCGTGGATTGTATACTGATCATACAAATTTAAACATTCCTGAATTGAAACAAACATGTCATGCAATGTATGAAATCATACTTTCCAACTTCAATGACGGCGATCAATACAATGGGAACATTGGTCTTCATGAAAGTATTTTTCAGAAATATAACTTTTTAATGTATCCATTTCCTGAGATTCGAAGTTTATATTTCGAAATTCAGAAAATGTTCTATAACTCATTAAATTTGTATTCTGATCCTCCTGAAAATCATAACTGGTTCATTCAGTGTTGGTTGAATTTTTATTTCAAAGACGATTTTATTGATTGGCACAATCATGATTGGAATATGAATCGACCTGAGCATTTTCCAAAAGCGTGGCATGGTTTTGTTTGCGTTGATACTGAACCAAATTCTAAAACATCATACAAATGGAAAGGTGTTGAGAATATCATTGACGTAGAAAGTAAAGATGGATTGATTGTTATGGGTATTAGTGATGGCGATGCGCATAGAAGTTCCGCATGGTCCTTTTCGCATCCAAGAATCACGATTGCCTTTGATATCGTTCCAGAACAAAACATTGTTTTAAATGGTCCTCAAAAATTAGCAGAGGCTTTGTGTAATGATCCCCAAAATCAGTTGGTTGGTTATAAAAACCACTGGATTCCGATTTAATGGAGTATAAAATGAACGAATACAACTATCCTTATGTTTTTAATCCTGGAATGATTTCTGGGAAAATTCCAGAAACTCTTTTCAGAGAATTAATGAGTTTCTACACACTCCCAACTGCCAAAGAGACGCCACTAGAAAATACCTCATTTAAGTATCACTTACCATTTAATGATGGTTTAAATGACTATTTGCAAGACATGTATTCAAATTGGTGCAAAGCATTCGAAGTTGAATACACTGTAATGGATTTGCAGGTTTGGTCTCAGATTCTGAATAAGAATGACTATGTTTCTTTAGAATCACATAAAGGTTCAGCAGTATCATTTATTCTTTGGATTCAGATTCCAGATAAAGGAGAAAAACTTGTATTGACTTATTCTCAATACAATGGATCAATCTGTAATAATCCAATTGAAATTGATAAATCATATCAAGGAACCATGATCATGTTTCCTGCAGGAATCTCATATTCTGTTTTCCCTAGAGTCGAAGAACGAGAAGAGCGAATCGCAATTTGCGGATATATTGCAACAGCATAATAAATGAGTAAATTCACGATACCAAAACTCTATAATCCAGGAATTCTTCTTGGTAAACTTCCTCAGCCGTTATATGAAACGATGCTGAGAGTTGTGCATAGTGAAGAAGCCAGATCAAACTCATTAAGTCATGATCTTGTTGGCAGTATTGATGATGAGTTTGCAACACCTTATGTGCCAGAATTTATACAATATATTTCAGAAATGTATGAAGAATGGAGAACAACATACTGCACAGAGGTTGCAGAATATTCAATTGGTCCTGTTTGGACTAATTACATGAAGAAAGGCGAGTTCAATCCAAATCACTCTCACCCTGGAGCACTTGCTGTGTTTGTTGTTTGGATGCAAATTCCATATGATATTGAAGAAGAAATGAATTATTCTTCTTATAACAATCCAAACTATTCTTCGAAAAATTCGTGTTTTGACTTCACTTATGCAACACTTGACGGTACAATAAGAAATGAGGCTATATTCGTAGATAAGAATCATGAAGGCACTATTATGATGTTTCCATCCACACTTATTCATTGCGTTTATCCATTTAGAACAAGTGATGGTGAGAGGATTTCTATTGCGGGAAACATTTATAAAAAATGAAGACAGTATTAGATCAAGTTAAAATTTACGAAAACGCATTTTCTCAAGAAGAATTTAATGAGGGGATGTCTTGGGTTTCAAAGGCGAGATGGAAATCTAATCAAAGCAATCAAAAAGATGGCATTGATAATGATTGGGTTTCTCCAAATATTGAATCATACTCACCCACTATCCGTCGATTTTGGGGTGCAGGTAGAATGTGGCACAAAGAAGAATTTTTCAATACGGTATGTTTAAATCGTATCAGAGAAATTACAGGCGAACCAACTTTAGAATTAAATCATTTATTGCTGAACGGACAAACTGCGTGTCAAGATGGAGATCCGCATTTCGATAGTGAAATTGAAAATGCATACACATTCATTTGGTTTCTAAACCCATATTGGGATTTTAGATGGGGCGGGCAGTTCGTTGCATTCGATCGCTACATTGATCCTGATACAAATGAAACCATAGTGCTGGATAAAAGTAAACATGTAACAGTGTTTCCAATGCCAAATTTGTGCGTATTCTTTCCAGCAAACATAATTCACTTTGCATTTGGTCCAACTAAAGATTTTAGCGGAATGCGAATTTCAATGGCTTTTAAATTATATAAAAAAACTGAGGAATCAACATGAGTTACACTGTGGGAATTATTGGTAAAGGATTTGTTGGTGGTGCCATGTATGAAAATTTTAAAGATGTTTTCAATACACTGGTTTGGGATACGGATGAAACAAAACGCACTGTTGCAACATTTCGAGAATTTGTTGATAAATCCGACATTATTTTTGTTTGCGTTCCAACACCAAGTAGACAAGATGGTTCATGCGACATCAGCATTGTTGGTTCTGTGATTGACGACATTGCTCAAGTTGATCGCCGCAAGTATGTTGTCATTAAGTCAACTGTAACTCCAGGAACAACTGAACGTCTTGCATCTGATTTTCAGATGACGATCGGATTTAATCCAGAGTTTTTGACAGAAGCAAAGGCATATAATGATTTTCGAACTCAACCACTCATTGTGATTGGAGCAGATGATCCAGGTATCGCAACAGTCATGACTCAGCTTTATTATGAATTTAATAGCAAAGTTGATAATGTTGCGCATGTGATTCAAAGAACGACAAAAGAAGCAGAACTCTTTAAATATCTTGCAAACTGTTTCTTGGCAACTAAAGTCACCTTTGCAAACGAATTTAAAACTTTGTGTGATTCAATTGATGTTGATTATAACAAGATCTCTGAACTCGCTGTTCTGGATAAACGTTTGGGTCACACTCACTGGAGAGTTCCAGGACCTGATGGTAAACTTGGATTTGGTGGATCTTGCTTTCCGAAAGATACCGCAGCACTATTAAATTATTGCGAAGAAAATGGTATTCAGTTATGGCTTCTAACAGAAGCAGTTTATATCAACGATGATCTTCGCGATGGAAATATGTTTAAGTCTTTTGAGATTGTTGAAAATAAATGATTTCTGTTATTGTTCCCACAATGTGGAAACATCCACCATTCTTGGAATTTTTCAAGAGTTTGGTTCACATCGGATGCATTGGTGAACTCATCATCATCAATAACAATAAACAAGAAACTCCCAACGACTTGATTTTTTCTCATCCGAAGGTTAGAATACATAACTCAGAATCAAATTTATATGTTGCTCCCTCTTGGAATTTGGGAGCAAATCTTGCACAATTTGAGCATCTGGCTTTTTTGGGAGATGATGTGTTTGTAAACATCAACATCTTTCGAAAGGTTGATGATTTTTTATCGCAAGATGTTGAAGACAACGTTGGTATTGTGGGAACTGTCTTTCGATATGAAGGTGACGACACATACCAACGCTTTTACAGAGATGGAAATATTGATATAATTTATATCCATGAAGGCGAGGTCGGAAAACGACCTAGTGCAGCGGGAATGGGGAATTTGTTTTTCATCAAGAAAAAGCATTGGAAAGAAATACCATTCGTTAAGATATTTCACGGCGAAATACTACAATGGAATCGATTGGATCCGATTAAAAAAAATTATGTTGTGGTGAATTGTGATACGGATACACCATGGCATACTACTTGGAAAAATTTAGCAGAAGGAGTTGATCCGAATTTTAACCGAATTCAGTTACAAGATCAAGAATATTGTGAAAGTGTTAAATTCTATTTTGAGTGATAAATAATTAAAACTAGAGATTAATATGAGTTTAGTATTAGTTGTAGACAAAGGTGGAATGCCGAAAGACTGGGTGAACTTTGAAATGGCGGCATGTTACTATGCCAAAAAGAAAGTTATCTGGGAATTAGGCGAAAAGATGAAAACCATGCTCGGTGGTCACAATGAGCATGGCGAACAATCACGCATTGATATTTCTTGCATCATTGGCGTAAGTGGTCCATTGCTAGGTGACAAATTCTACAATCAACAAACTAAATTTGCTGATCGAATGACATTATATGCTCGAGATTGGCATATCTGCGCTTATTGTGGAGATGAGTTTAGCACTAGCCAATTAACTATTGACCATGTTATGCCTAAATCTCGCGGTGGTGGGAATCAATGGAACAATTGCGTTACATCATGTCGGGCGTGTAACCATAAGAAAGGTGACAAAACGCCAGAAGAAGCGAAGATGCATCTGCTTTATGTTCCCTATGCACCAACTGTACATGAGCGCATTCTTTTAAAGAATCGTAGAGTGCTTGCTGATCAAATGGAATATTTAAAAGCAAGCATCCCAAAGAACAGTCGTGTTTGGAGAAATTAGTGGATTTTCTCTCACAAATTAAAGAATTTGAAAACGTTTTTAATCAGGAAGAATTAGAACTCATTGACAACATGTCTTGCCGTCCAAAATGGGAAATGGCTATCAGTGGATCCTCTCCAAAAAGACCATTTTGGCGAATGAATCTAATGAATGATGAGTTGTTCACTCAAACTCTCTTTCAGAAAGTTTTACAGACGACTCAATTAAATGCAACGTTGAATGACGTATACTTTAACGCTACAACGACTTCAATGTCTTCAAGCGTTCATGTTGATGCTCATGATGAGGATGTAAATGTTTTCCTTGTTTATATGAACAAAGAATGGAATATTGAATGGGGCGGTCAGACAGTATTCATAAATAGACATTACAGTAAACAACAAGATGGTCTCGTTGGAAATAACGCAACAAAGATATTTTATCCTAGATATAATTCTGCGTTGCTGTTTAAAGGATATATCGCGCATTTTGCCGAAGCACCAACGAGATACTTCGAAGGATTTAGAATAACATTAGCATATAGGTTTAAAGTTTTATGAGCACTGGTGGAAAAGGAAGTAAACCACGCCCATTGAGCGTGCCAAGAAAACAATTTGATGAAAACTGGGAACGCATCTTCGGTCAGAAGAAGCAACCGAAACAAAAAACTGCGGGGTAGACTAGAGGTCAAGTCACTGGACTCATAATCCAGTTTCCGTTGGTTCGAATCCAACCCCCGCTACCATTTTGGAGTTATTATGAAAGCAATCGTATGGTCGAAAACAAATTGCCCCTACTGCGTAAGAGCAGTCAATCTTTTAAATTTAAAGGGGTACTTCATTGAAGAACGAAAGTTGGAATTTGGGTGGACTAAAGAGCAACTTCTTGAGTCAGTTCCAAATGCAAGAACAGTTCCTCAGATTTTTCTTGACGATGAGTATATTGGCGGTTATGATGACCTTGTGAAACACTTTGAGGTGAAAAATGGAACAACTTGATATGTTTGAAGAATTAAAGCCAAAGATCTACGAAAGCCCAGACAAAGGCAAAACTGTTTACGAAAGAGATTTTGGCGCAGAACCATCAACTCGTCGAGTTGTAAAGACTTCTGTGCAACAGCAGTGGGAAATTGTAACTAAAGAGTGATAAATTTGTGAAAATTCTATTTCATGCTGAGCAGTTAAATTATCGCGGAACAACTAACTCCATTCTAGAGTATGCTCACTACAATCAAGAAATTTTGGGAAATGAGAGCGTCATCGTATATTCTCAAGAAAATCCTGAAGGTTTAGATGTTGGAAGTGTTCCTGCAGTCATCGATGATGTGAGTAAAAAATTTAAACTCCTCACATACAATGACAACAATCATTTAAACGAAATTGCTTCAGGATACGATCTTTTCTACAGTCAACGTGCTGGTGAACGAGTTGACTCTCACACAAAAAGAGAAAATGCAGTAATCACATCAACAAAGATGGGTGTGCATTGTGTGTTTCAATGGTACGACCCTCATGGTGATGTGTATGCGTATATCTCTGAGTGGATGTCGCATAACGTTTCTAAAATGTACAATGCCCCTGTTCATCCATGGGTTCCATATATTGTAGATTTACCAGAGCCAGATTACGATACAAGAACTGCTCTTGGTATTCCAAAAGATAAATTTGTCATTGGAAGATTTGGTGGTTACAAAACATTTGACTTACAATTTGTTCGGAACGTTGTAATCAGAGTTGCGCAAGAAAGAGATGATATTGTTTTCTTATTTGCAAACACGGAACCTTTTTGCGATCTACCAAATGTTATTTTCTTGGGACCATTCTTGGGAAATCAACAAAAGTCTAACTACATCAACGCATGTGATGCATTTATACACGCTAGATGGTTAGGTGAATCATTTGGATTAGCAATTGCGGAATCTCTTTTCTTCAACAGACCAGTTCTTGCATGTGATGTTGGATTTGATCGCAATCACGTTGAAACACTAAAGCCATTTGATCTCATTTATAGAGAGAATGATGAAGAAGATCTTTATAAAAAGATTACAACTTTGCGCAGTAAGATTGGAGTCAACTATAGAGAGTTGGCTGTAGAGAAATATAATCCCAAAAATGTGATGGCAAAGTTCAAAGAGGTTTTCATTGATGAGAAAGTTGATTAATGTTAAACCGATTGAAGTTGCTCAACTCTTAGCGCAAAAGAAAATAGTTGCAATCTTCCAAGGAAGGTCAGAGGCAGGACCAAGAGCATTAGGAAATAGATCAATGCTCTATACTCCTGTTGATCCTGATGGCAGAGATCGCATTAACAAAATGAAGGGTAGAGAATTATTTCGCCCACTTGCCGCTTCAATACTTTACGAATATGCTGCTGATTGGTTTGATATGTCTCAAATTCCAGAAGCACCATATATGACGTATTCCTTTGCGGCGAAGGCAGATAAGACTGACGAGATTCCCTCAGTTATTCACGTTGATGGTTCGTGTAGAATTCAAACTGTTCGCAAAGAACAAAACGAACATTACTATAATTTAATCTCTGCATTCAATGATCTAACTGGAGTTCCTCTTCTTCTAAACACATCATTTAATCTTGCTGGCGAGCCGATTGTAGAAACTCCATTTGATGCTCTTAAGACTTTTCATAATTCAGATATTGACGTTATTTACTTCCCAGAATTAAAAACGATTCTAGCAAAATGAGTTACTACACACTAGCAATTCAAACACTTGGACATGATGCCTCTGTAGCATTATTTGAAGATGAAAAACTCATTTTCTTTTTGCAAGCAGAAAGAGCGACTCGTAAAAAGAATGATGTGCTATTTAATTTAAAACCATTTGAATACATTCGCAATAAGATCACCAAAAAAATAGATTTATTGGTTGCTCATGGATTTAAAACCATGAATACTCTTTTACCAGAAGAAAAGAGTTGTATGCAGATCTATGATAAAATTACTCAGATGTTTGAGTTTGGTAAAATAATTGAAACAAGCGAGCGTCGTGGAACAATCAATCTTAAAAATGATTTCACCAAATACTCTCATCATTGTAGTCATGCGATATCTGCATTTTATATGTCTCCATTTGACGAAGCAGTTTGCTTAATTGTTGATGCGCTAGGTTCTGGATATGTGATTCAAAACCCTAAAAACAATTTAGGGGTTGGTGGATCTGAGAACACTTCTATCTTAGAAATTGATTCAAGATATCGAAGAAATTATCTCTATAAGAAATCTCAGTGCGGTCCTGTCTATGTGAAAGATTCAATCCCTGTTTATAGTTCGAATGGTGGAATAAGTGAGTTGATCGATCCTAAAATTGGATTTGATAAAATTCCATATAAGTTTGATGCTTCGGCTCATATGGATATTGGTAACATGTATGAAACGATTACACGCCATCTTAAGATGGGAGCGAATGGATATGGAAAGGTCATGGGATTATCAGCATATGGAAAGGCAGACAATAACTTGCCACCATTTCTTGTTGGTGATACCATCTACTCAAACAACAATCTATTTGGTTGCGGAAGAGAATTGAATTACAATTTGTATCCTGAACTTTTTGACGAATTAACGTTTCAACAAAAGGCAGATCTGGCATATGAAGTTCAAAGAGCATTGGAAAAAGTCTTTCTTCATCATGCACAATTTATCAAAGAGAATTCTAAAATTAGAAACTTGATTGTTGGTGGTGGCTGCGCTTTAAATATTCTGGGAGTTTCTATAATTAAAGAGAAGCATCCAGAATTTAACATTTTCGTTGATCCGATTGCAAATGATGCGACGCATTCAATCGGATTAGGCATTCATCACTATAACGTAGAAAGAATGCAAGGAACATTGATTAAAAAACCACAAGGGCTGGAAACAATATATCTTGGTCCTGAATATGATTTAAACGAATTGGAACAAACTATAGAACACTTTATGAACGAGGCAATTGTATGATTGAGTTTATAAAACATTTAAAGTCAAGAGGAATGCAATTTCCTATATGCTATGATGTGGGTGCATGCAACGGTTCATGGAGTAATAAAGCGAAACGTGAGGTATTGCCTGAATCATCATTTTATCTTTTTGAAGCAAACGCTCACTATTTGTCTGATTTAATTGTTACAGGACATTCATTCTTCTTGAATGTTCTTTCCAATGAAGGTCGTGAGTTTGTTGAATTCTATCCTGGATGCAATACTGGTGATTCATATTATAAAGAGACAACAACTTGGTATGATGGCAAAACTCCAGTGAAGATGTCATGCACAACTTTAGACAAAATGATCGAAAATAAAGATCTTCCAGTTCCCAATTTGTTGAAAATTGATACACAAGGTTCAGAATTGGATATTCTTTCTGCCGCAAAAAAAGTCATGGGAAAGACAGAATTGATTTTTTGTGAAACACCATTGATTGAATACAATCAAGGTGCGCCGAACATTTCTGAGTATCTCACATTTTTTCGAGATTATGATTACATTCCTGTTGAATTGCTCGAAGTTCATCAGGCTGAGGGAATTATCTTTCAACTAGATTTTGCGTTCATGCTCCGATCGGCGAAGAATGAATTTCTGGGGGAATGTAAGACGATCAGAGTCTGAGCCCGAATGGGGAGCTCTATCGCCCCTCCCCTCCCCTTTCCCTAGCCTAAAACAGCCCCTCTCTCGGGGCTTCTCCTTCGGTTTTACGGGGATCTCGTAAGTTATTGATTTTATTCGGTTTTTTACTATTGCTTTTGCAGTAGGTCTGGGGCATAATTGTCTTATCGGATGGGGAAACGGTCCCCGAAACTGAAGGAAAGAAAATTATGGGTCTTACACTAAATCAAATGAAGGCGAATCTGGCTCGTGAGCGTCAGGTTGTGAAGGATATGATCGGCGCCATGAAGGCGACGCGAGAAGCGATTAAAGCATCGCGTGCGATGCAGAGTGCTCTGCGCGCTGAGATTCGTCGCGAGACGCAGATTAATCGCGTCGTGAAGGAAGATCATCGTCGCGCTGTGAAGGAAGCACGTGCGGCGAAGCGAGCCCAGCGAGTGGCTGATCGGATCGCGAAAGCGGAGGCGCGTCTTGCTGAGTTGCGCCTGAAGGCGACTGCCCCCAAGACGATTCGCAAGAATCAGCGAAAAGCCAGCCCTGTGAAGGTTTGGTCGGCTGATGAGATTGCTGCGCTGAATTCGTAAGTGATTGAATGGCAAGGGGTTTTTCCCCTTGCCTTTTCTCTTGCTGTGCGTTAGAATTGTTGTACAAGGTTGATGAAGGAACTTTTTTTATGAGTAATGTGAATCCTCTTTTGTTGGCGAGCGTCAGCGATATCAAGACTCTGGTCTCCACTGGTGTGGTCAAACATGCTGATGCGATCGTTCGTGTGGATTTGGTTCTGGCTCGCAAGAGTTTGACCGATGGCAAGAAAGCACGATGGACTCGTCTCCGCGAGTGGCTCGTGCGAGAGCAAGCCCAGACTGAAGCAGTGGTTGCTTAATGAAAGTCGTATTCAATAAGTTGTTAGGTGGTTGGTACATCGTCCGTGGTCGGCATCAGACTCCGATCAGTGGCAAGTTTGGCAGCAAGCAAGAAGCACTCGCATTCTTGCGGCAACGAAATCCGTTGCATAGCCTGTAATTCTTGCTGGTTTACTTTTGCTTTGATTTGTTTTATACTATTGTTGTCCGTTATTAATTTGTTATGGAGTTTTGAAAATGGCTAATCCTACTCGAAAGATGATTGAAGTGTATGAGATGTTGAAGGACGGCAAGCCGCTGAAGTTCGATACTCTTGTTTCGCGACTCGGCTGCAAGCCTGTGACCGCGATGGTCTTGATTTGTGCATTGAAGCGTGACTGCGATGCTGAAATTGAGACGATCCGCGATGGTCGTAAGGTTGACTCGTATCAGTTGCATAATGCTGCTGCTATTGCGAGCAAGATGGTCGGTAAGAGCAAGGCAACCAAGGCACCGAAGGCTGCGAAGGTCGCTGTGCTGAAGACCAAGACCACCGTCGGTCGTAAGCCGAAGGCTGTTGTGACCGATGAGGTTCCGACGGTCGAGGTTGAAGAGGTTGGGTTCGATGAACTTGCCTCGCTGAAGGCTGAGTTGGGTCTGGGCGATTCTTATTCGGAGTAAGAATTGTTCTAGCAAAGTGGGGACTTCGGTCCCCACTTTTTTCTACAGGTGAAAAATGACCACAATTAATACAAATGATGATGAGTTGCTTGCAATTGAAGTTGCTTATGGCGAACTCACTCGCAAGTTTGCAGAAGAAGGCATCAATCCATTTGCCTGCGCTGCAGTAATGACCAAGTTGGCATTCATGATATACAAGACTTCATTGAATGCTGAAGACTACAATTCAATGATCAATGCTATCTCAGACAGCCGAGATGAAATCAAATCATTTGAAGAATATGGAACTGCAGGAAGATTGAACTGATGATTATTTTTATCATTACAATCACTCTTGCCTGGTGGTTGACTAAAATGTTCTGGGGTGACAAAGTCGGAAAGTATAGTTTGTTTCTATATGTTCCAATTGGATTGTTTGGTGCATTTTTAAGTCTTGCCGATGAGAGTGGTAGTGAGTTATTCAGTCTTGGATTTGCACTATCATTAATCTTTGCATTCTGTTTTGTTGCGATTAATGTTCTTGCAATAATCATTGTTGCATTTCGTAAGATGGACTGGTCTAATCCCGAACATCAACGAGCATTTTTGCAAGGATTATTCGGCGCATTTTCTAAAGGTGGTGGCTCTTTCTCGCATTCCAGTGATGATTATGGTTCATATGTGATTCAATATCGTCGTCATGGAAGTTGGATTGATGGTCCAGGATCAAACGATGAGCGCATTGCTGAATCGATGTTCGATAACTTCATTGCGAATGATCCACGTGGCGAAAATCGATGCCGTTTGGTTTATAAAGTCAATGGTCGTGTTGATCAAGTTTTGAGTGTGAATTGATGAATATCACAAAGATCATAATGTCGTTAGAACCAAAACAACAAACGTTCATCAATCGAAAATCTAACTTAACATTACAAAATCATTTGAGTACGATTCGCTCTATCGCGCATCACATGAGCAATAGAAAATTTAGAATCAACAAAATCTCACCAAGCATCTACACAAATAAGTGTGGTGCATTAATCACTCGAGTCAAATAATGAATCGTCAATGGCGTCTTGCTGATAAAAACAATCATTACTATCATCAGTCTCACAATGGATTGATTGTAGGTCATGCATACAACGTTGTTCATACGATTGTTTGGGGTGCAAAGATTCCAATCAATGCTGCTGAGGAATTGATCCTCGGTCAGTATGTTGAATTAGAATATGCTAAACGAGCAATTGAAGAGTATTGGGAAGAGAAAGATCGAACATTAGAGGTTCCGCATGAATATCTTTTATCTAAATCGTGATACAAAAGTCTGCGCTCAAGAGCATTGCGACAAACATGTCGTAAAGATGATCGTTGAGTATGCGCAATTGATGTCAACTGCTCATCGCATTCTAGATGGCAATCACTATTTCGACAAAAGCAAAAATAATCGAAAGATTCATCGCTGGAAGTTAGATCAGTATCGTGAAGGTACGATGTATCATGCAGTGAGTTGGAATCATCCCTCGGCTATTTGGGTTCGCGAGTCTTTCGATCACTATCAATGGCTCTGGAATATGGCTTCTGAACTCTGTCAGGAATATCGTCATCGTTATGGTGGCGCAAATGATAAGCAGCACAAGTCCTCGCTAGTCATTCAGAAACTCAGTTTTGCTCCTGATAACATTCCTCGAACTGGAATCTTTTCCGAGCCACCACAAGCCATGCCAGAGGATGTAAAGGTTCCTGGAGACTCGATCACTGCATATAAAAACTATTATCGAGTCTACAAGAAACGTTTTGCTAAATGGACCAATCGCGAGGTTCCTTCGTGGTATAAATAAGAGGATGAAGAAATTCCTCGATTATCTACAAGAAGAAACCGCGAAAGCCCATGGGCTCCATGTATTCGACGTGGACGATACTCTTTTTCACACGACTGCCAAGATCCGTGTGATGAAGGGAAAGAAACAAGTCGCTTCTCTTTCTAATTCAGAATACAATACGCACAAACTTCCAGATGGTCATCACTATGACTTCTCGGAGTTTCGTTCTTCAGAAAAGTTCGATACTGAATCAAAACCAAATCAGCGTATGATTCAGAAGATGAAGCAATTGCACGACAAAACAAAGAAGGCTGGCGGCAAAGTCATTATCAATACCGCTCGCGCTGACTTCGACGATAAAGATCGTTTTCTAGATGCTTTCCGCAAGCACAAAGTCGACATTGATAATATTCATGTTCACCGTGCAGGTAATATGAAAACTTCAGGCACTGTTGCTGATAAGAAAGCATCAATCATTCGCAATCAAATTCAAAAGGGAAATTATAAACATGTTTCTCTTTATGACGACAGCGAACAAAATCTCAAGTCATTTTTAGATTTGAAGAAAGAATTTCCGCACATTAATTTTAATGCGCATCACGTGAAGCCAGATGGAAAGTCCAAACGTTACACTGGGTGATATATGCCAATTTATGAGTTTGTGAATACAAAGACAAAGAAACTTGAAGAACATTCAATGTCTATTTCTGCCTACGATCAGTTCAAGGCAGATAATCCGCATCTAGAAAGATATTACAGCGAACCACCATTGTATAGTTACAGTGGCACTGGTGATTTTGCAGGAAAGAAAACCGATAACACTTGGAAAGAAGTCATGAGCAAGATTGCTGAACAGAATCCTCGCTCGCCTCTTGCTGATAAAGTTTTGCGCAAGGACACCAAGCGCATTAAGACTGATCAAGTGTTAGAAAAGCATCGTAAAAAGCAAGCCGCTGCTCGAGCAGGGAAGTGAGGGGGTTTTGAGCAAGAAGAAAAATGGAAACACTAACACTTACATCGAAATAACGTCGGAAACTACGGAGAAAAAGCCACCGCGAATCAAAGCAGCGGAATTGAAAAAGTTCGAACCACTCACACCAAATCAGGCAAAATTCTTTGAAGCCTATGCTCGTGGAGATTACTTCACGATGCTCTGTGGTTCAGCAGGTACTGGTAAATCATTCATTGCATGTTACAAAGCAATTGAAGAAGTTCTTGATCGCTCATCACCATTTCATCGCATCGTGATTGTTCGCTCTGCTGTTCAGTCTCGTGATCTTGGATTCACTCCAGGATCCGTAGAAGAAAAGATGAGTTTGTATGAACAACCATATATGCAAATCTGTCATACGCTGTTTGGTCGTCGTGATGCATATGACGCAATGAAGGAATGCGGTCGTATTGAGTTTATCTCTACTAGTTTCATTCGTGGTATGAGTTTCGATGATGCTGTGATCATCGTCGACGAATGTCAGAATATGACTTGGGAAGAATTGACAACAATTATGACTCGTGTTGGTCATCGTTCTAAGATCATCTTCTGTGGCGATTACAAACAGACAGATTTATATCGCAATACCAAGGACAAGAGTGGACTTCGAAAGTTCCACGAAGTTGCCAAGACTATGAAGTCGTTCACCAATATCGAGTTTACGACAGAGGATATCGTCCGCAGTAGTCTTGTCAAGGACTTCTTGATTGCTGTTGAGAAATACGAAAGACAAGAAAATACTTGACTTTTACTTGACTTTGTTATACAATAGACTATGTCGGTTTTGATAGAGATACTTTATAATGTTTAACCATATACACCATGATTTCCCCAAACTCTTGCAAGAGAACGTCGACGGCACTCGCTGTTATGTAACACCAACAGGGGAAAAGTATCCTTCTGTCACGACAGTTCTTTCTGATTATGGGAAAGAAGCAATTCTAGAATGGCGCAAGAGAGTCGGTGAAGCCAAAGCAAACGAAGTCTCTCGCAAAGCCACCACTCGAGGGACTAGCGTCCACAAAGCACTCGAGATGTATCTTAAGAATGAGGACATCTCCTCTCTCGAAATGTTGCCGAACGTCAAGTCTCTTTTCGTTCGAATGAAGCAAGAAATAGATGCAAAGGTCAATAACATCCATTGCTTGGAAGATCGTTTGTTCTCTCACGAACTCAAACTTGCTGGAACCGTAGACTGTATTGCGGAACATAACGGCATTCTTTCTGTGATCGACTTTAAGACTTCCGTTCGCCTCAAGAAGAAAGAAAACATCGGCAACTACTTTATGCAAGCCGCTGCCTATCGCCAGATGTTCTACGAGATGACTGGTCTAGATGCCAAGCAAGTCATTATTCTGATTGGTGTTGATACGGCGAACTTTTGCCAAACTCTTGTCGTAAAAGAGGATGAGTTAGAACTCCACAAGCAAGAATTACTGAAATACATCGAGGCATATCGAACCAAGAATAATTTGCCCTTGCTTGCGTAATGTAGTACAATATATCTGTCTTTTGGAGAATTAAATGAAATGTATTCCTGTTATAATTGCAAGCCTTCTTCTTGGCTTCTCAAGCACCGTCGCAAACACCCAAAGTACGGAACAAGTGTTGGGTGCAATTGCTGGCGGCGCACTTGGCAGCACTATTGGAGACGGTGATGGGCAAAAGGCTGCTACAGTCATTGGAGCCATTATCGGTTATCGTATGGGTGAGCGTGTATTGCGTTCTGATGAACATCGTGATTTTATGAGATTGGATCAAAATGATTTTCGTCGCTGGTGTCGTTCTGAAGTTCCGCATCGCTATGAGCAATATTCAAATCTTCGTGATCGATGGATTGCTGGATGCGTAACTCGTTTACAACGTCAACAACGCGAACTTGAAAGACAAGCATTTGAGGATGGATTAAATGGATCTGCCAATTAATATTGATGAATTGCGTGATGTTGTAATTGCTCTTCAAAAAGACAATCAACTTGAACTTGCTGATCGCCTCAAACTTGTTGAGCAATTAATTATCGAAGGCAAGCCATACAAGAAAATTCTTCGCGAAGAGTATGGGATTGTGGCGTGACTTTTGATCAAATCATTTGGACGTTTTCCCTTTGGGCTTTTTTAATCGGAACTGTCTACGCTCTCACAGGATGGCAAAAAATTATTGATTGTTACCACATGTGGTTCACTCGAGAATATTGGAAGCCATATAATATTGTTGAGGCTGCAAGTTGGTTCGCAAAAGCAATCATTATTATTCCTGGGCTCGTATTTGGAATACAAATCTGGTGGCTCTATTTTTTTGCTTTGCTAACTAGTTTGACATTGATTTGGGCATCAAATGAAAAACTTCTCCCAACATTGGTTGGATTTAACACTCTTTGGGTTTGGTTGGCAGTTGCAGTTATCGTACAAAATTTAATCAATTAATTTTACCTATCATTTCGATTAAATTAATTTATCGCAAAAACGATGAATTGTAGTAGCATTTTGCATATATACGTTTGTGTATAGGTTTCGTATAGGTTTTCATTATACAGGAGTTTGAAAATGAATAGAATGAAGACAGTTGGAGATAAGGTAAAGAATTTCGCAGTTACTGGTGTCAAGCCAGGAGCATTGACGCCAGATAATGCTTTTGAAACGATTACAGATCTTTCTTTTGAAGGTAAGTGGAAGGTCGTTGTGTTTTATCCAAAGGACTTCACCTTTGTTTGCCCAACAGAAATCGTTGCCTATGATAAGTTGAATTCAGACTTTGCTGACCGCGATGCGGTTCTTTTGATCGGTTCAACAGACAACGAGTTCTGTAAGTTGGCATGGAAGAATGCTCACGAAGATCTAAAGAAAACCACTTGCTGGTTCTTTGCTGATACAGCACGCGACCTTGAAGATGTTTGGGACGAAGATACACAAAGTCTGGTTCAACAACTTGGTGTATTCTACAAGCCAGCAGGTGCTGCTCTTCGTGCAACATTCATTGTCGATCCTGACAATATCATTCAGCATGTGACTGTGAATAATCTAAACGTCGGACGCAATCCAGAGGAAACACTTCGTATCCTCGATGCTTTGCAGACGGGTGAACTTTGCCAGTGCAATCGTCAGGTTGGTGAAGCAACTCTCTCAAAATAAAGGAAAGAAACTTAAATGAAAAAACTAATCATTGGATTGATGATGTTATCTGCGCCAGCGATGGCTCAAGATCGTGTGGCTCAGTATGACTTTGACAAGGACGGCAAAGTTTCATTTGAAGATGTAAATCGTTATTGCACAGTATCAAAGGGTCTCTTTGATCGTGCTGATAAGGATGGTGATGGCTTTTTAACAAATGCAGAAATGCGTCAAGCAAGACGTTATTTGTTTGATCGCTGCATGGAAGTACCAAAGGACGCTTAATTTATGTCTAACAAACAAGTCGATCATGTTTGCATTATTTGCGGATGGAAGTATGACGGTAGATATGGAGATTGGGAAAGTTTAACTGATGACTTTGAATGTCCAGAATGTCGCTCAGAGAAAGACTTGTTTGAAGAGAAGGAGATAAAAGAATGAATTGGGTCAATGTAGTTAAAGAAGGTCTACCAGATTACGCAAAAGATACAAAGTTGAATCTTGATGCAGTGTTACTTCGCAGTTCCCTTGACCCATTGGTTGCGCAAGGATGCGCACTTGCAGCAGCATTTGCCGCAGGTAATTCTCGATTAGCAACAGCAATCGACGCAGAGTTCGAGGACCGTAAGGAAGCGGACGCTGCGTTGACTGCTGCTGCAATTATGGCTCAAAATAATGTTTGGTATCCATACGTTGAAATGGCTGATGATCCTGCGCTTAAAGGATTGCCTGCATTACTTCGTATGAATGGAATTATTAATCACGGTGGCACTTCAAAGGTCAATTTTGAAGCATATTCTCTCGCTGCCTCAATCGTAGGCAAATGCCACTTCTGTGTAAAGGCGCACTATGATACTCTCAAGAAAGAGGGTATGACAGTTGAGCAACTCCGCGACGTCGGTCGTATTGCTGCAGTTGTCAATTCAGTCGCAAAAGTTCTTGCTGGCTAAATAATACTACCTTTTTCTATTATTGGGAGTATAATATGTCTGAAGTGAAACAATATCCATGCGCATGCGGACGCAGTCCAACTGGCTATTGCGTTGGCTTGCATGCAATGACAACTGAGCAGTACAAGAGATATCTTGAGGAGCAGCAGAAGTCGTTGAATGAGCAAACCAAACCACAGTTTCTAATTGACTAAAGAATAATATTATGAAGATTGAAGTGAATGAAAATACCGTTGAAGTGCATGTTGACAAAGAAGTCAGGAAAGAATTGACTGAACTCGGCATCGATGTTGACAAAGAAATTCAACAAGGTATTGAGCGGGGTTTGTCTGGACAAGTAATAGATCAAAAATAATGGTTGTAAACTGACAACTAAAGGTGTTCTGGACTCGGGTTCGACCCCCGACATCTCCACCAAATGCCCATCACCTCTGCAGTAATGTACGTGATGGCTATCTGACGGGGATGAATTTGGCTTCGACAGGGCAAGTAATAACCTGACAGCAACCAGTGAGGCGACTGACTCAATCAGCGCAAAAAACGTAAATGCAAACGATGATTCATTTACACCTATGGCTCTCGCTGCCTAATAAGCACATTGAGTACAAAGAGTTGACCGCTCGGTAACAGAAAGGTCTGGGGTGGTGGTGCGAACCACCACCCTTTTCTTTCCACTGCAATAATGGAGACTCGAAACATGAATGCAGTAGATATATTACATAATGTTGAAAAATATTTTGATCGCAATCACAATTTGTTCTGTATGTGGGGTGGATTATTCTGCCTAATATTTTTCGGAATCTTTATACCATACAGAATGTTAGCAATACAAGAAGCATCCCTGACTGCTCAACTGTCAGCATATCAAACTCAGAATACATATCTTGCTACCCAAGTCAATGATATGTCTCGCGAGATGAAATTCTTGCAACTCAGTTATGACGAAAAGCAAAAAGTCATGCGAGAGGTCGATTGCCTTGCGAAGAACATTTACTTCGAAGCAAAGGGCGAACCACGGGCTGGTAAAATTGCAGTTGCTGAAGTGACGATGAATCGCGTCAAGAGCAAGCAATTCCCTCGTTCTGTTTGTGGTGTCGTCTATCAAAAGACTAAAGGTACTTGCCAATTTTCTTGGGTGTGTGAAGGCAAGAAAGCAATTATCAATCGTGCGGCATGGAAAGAGTCCTTGCAAATTGCAGAGACTATATTGATTTTAGACAGGAAGTATGGTATAATTGGATCTGCAAAGTATTTTCACGCAGATTATGTTGATCCTTCTTGGGCAGAAAAGAAGAAATTGATTCGCAAGATTGGCAATCATATATTTTATCATTGAGGTTCTATGAGAATCATTGAAGACGTTAAGTTGGACTATAAAGATGTCCTCATCACTCCGAAACGATCTAGTCTTTCTTCAAGAAGCGAAGTAAATCTAGAAAGAACATTTACTTTCAGAAGTGGCAATAGTTGGAAAGGTGTTCCAATTATTGCTGCCAACATGGATGGTGTTGGTACTTTCGAAATGGATTTAGAGTTCGCCAAACATAATTGTTTGGTTGCTTTGACTAAACATTATGGTGCGCCTGAATTAATTAGTCACTTTACGCGAAGATTAGATAGCACCATTTATTCTCTTGGCACTTCCAGTGAAGATTTAAAGAAATTCGATGATGTATACAATACCGTTGGAAATCGATACATGAGAGTTTGTATTGATGTTGCGAATGGTTACACACAAGCCTTTGTAAATTTCGTTCGCCATTTCCGCGACCGTTATCCTTATGTTGTATTGATGGCAGGTAATGTCGTCACACCAGAAATGACAGAAGAACTAATTCTCGCAGGTGTTGACATCGTGAAGGTTGGTATTGGTCCTGGTTCTGTTTGCACTACACGCAAAAAGACAGGCGTCGGCTACCCGCAGTTGAGTGCGGTTATCGAGTGTGCTGATGCTGCTCATGGTCTCAAGGGTCACATCATAGCGGATGGAGGGTGTTCCGTTCCTGGAGACGTAGTGAAAGCATTTGCTGCGGGAGCCGATTTCGTGATGCTTGGTGGAATGTTGGCAGGTCACAAGGAAGGTGGTGCATCACCACTTGGTGGAAATAAATTCTACGGCATGAGTTCTGATACTGCAATGGATTTACATAATGGTGGTGTTGCTAATTACAGAGCATCTGAAGGCAAGACCGTAGAGATTCCATATCGTGGCGAGGTGAAACTTACGATGCAAGATATTTTGGGTGGACTTCGTTCGGCATGTACTTATGTGGGGGCAAGTGAATTGAAAGAACTGAGCAAGCGAACTACTTTTGTTCGTGTGACTCAGCAATTGAACAATTCCTTGAGTGCATATGAGGTCTAATAGAATGGCAAGCCGCGAAGAAAAGAATAACTTCTCTATGATGATTATGAACTTGGCAATTTCAGAAAAGATTGATCATATGGATGCAATCACTTCATATTGTGAAAGAAATAATCTAGAAATTGAAGTTGCTGCTACACTAATTAATGATTCTCTTAAAAGCATCATTCAAGGTGAAGCAATGGAGTTACGATTCTTACCGAGATCAAGTAAGTTGCCTTTGTGAGTAATGTGAAGATAGAAAATTTTTTCCCCACATCAGTGTATGTGGCGGAAGATGTAGAACTGGCAGATATGATGCTGCCACTTGCGAAAAAATATCTCAGCGACGAAAGGTACGCAGCATCTACTATCTTCAAATACAAAAGCACATTCAACTATGACCCAAGTAAAAGTATTGGGAATTTAGAAGAATTTGGTTTATATAATTCTTTTATATGCGATCATGTTCAAAACTTTAACAGAATTAAGGGTTATGATCTGATGAATATAAAATCAATCACAACCTTTGCGAGCGAAATGGTAAAAGATGACGAGCATCTGCCTCACTTCCACCCAAACTGTTCATACTCAAGTGTATTTTATTTGCAAACGCCCGAAGGATCTTCACCAATATGCTTTGATGATTCTAGACCACATCATAGATTTATTAACAAACCAATCATAAGACATACCATGCATAATGCAAAGATATTCTCGATTCCTCCTAAAAAGGGAATGTTATTAATATTCGATGCATGGATTGAGCACTTTGTGCCGAAGAATAATTGCGCAGAAGGTAGAATTACTCTAGTCTCAAACATTTCAGATATTTAAATCATGAACGGTTACGATTTGTATTGCATCTATCAAGCCATCAAGCTGCACTTCACGTCAGAGAGTTATAACTTCTTTCAATATGATGGCAAAACTCGAGTATCAGTAGATGCATTTCAAAAACGTCGTGACAAGTTTCTATTCCACCGCCTTGCGCGGAAGTATCGCGACGATGAAATGGTTCCATTTCTGGTTGCTAATTTTGTACACAGTGATGATAATTGGACCAAGTCATTGCTTGAAGACCAGGCTGAAGAAACTTATAGGGATTGGAAACGAACCACCGATTCCATGAGCAAAATCTATATTGAAGATTTACAAAAGATTTGCCCTGATCCGAAAGAGTTTAACAATCTATTTAAAGTTGAAGATGGACAATTTCCAAAATTGTTAGTGGCATTTCTCCAAAAAGATGTAACGATTGAGACTCTTGTGATTCTGAATAACATCTTCAACTTTATCCAAATTTGGGACAAGAAGATTTCAGATGATATCATCTATCCCAAAGTGTCAAGAAAGGTGCGCAAGTATGGTGCCTTCTTGAATGTGAACGTTGATAAGTATAAAACACTAACTAAAGATTATTTGGTGAATCATGCGCCTTAAGATCTATCAATCTTTCTTCATGGGACAGCAGTTCGCTTCTCTAGATAAAATGTTCATTCCATATAACAATATGGCTAATGATAAACCAGAACTTCGAGAATATCCAATCATACTTGATCTTTATTCTAAGAATAGACATTTTGATGGATATTGGGGGATGCTGAGTTGGAGATTTGCAGAAAAAACAAAAATTTCTGGCAAGCAACTCTATGATTCAATTTTAAATAATCCAGATTATGACGTTTATCATGTTAATCCATTTTTTGATGAGGTGACTAAATTTTCTAATCCCTTTACTCAAGGCGACTGTCATCATCCTGGAATGATTGATTTCACAAACCGTCTTTTAAACAAAATGGGATATGATATTGATATAAACAAAGAACATTTTGAAAAAGATAATTTCATATATTGTTCTTACTACATTGGTAACAACAAATTTTGGGATCAATGGATTGTATTCTTAGAAACAGCAATCACAATAGCAAATAATGATCTTGAGTTAAATGCTTATTTGTATAATACAGGCACTAACTATAGAGAACGAATAACAATAAATTTTCCATTTGTTATCGAAAGATTGGTAAATTTATTTTTGTTCATATATAAAAGTGAATACAAAATTAAAAGATTGTGATTTTACTTTTGAGAAAAAATGATATATAATAGTATGGTAATGATGAAAAAGTGGACAAGTCGATATACATTTAATACAACGCTATACGGAGAATACATATGAGTCTATCAAGTCTAAAGAACAAGAGTTCATCTCTTGACAAGTTGAAGAAAGCAGTTGAGCAATCTTCAGCAGGTAATGGTGGTGGCAAGAACGTCGATGAACGTTTCTGGCAACCTGAAGTTGATGCTGCTGGCAACGGATACGCAGTTGTCCGTTTTCTCGATACGCCAGCCGTCGACGGTGAGGATGGTCTTCCGTGGGTCCAGATCTGGTCACATGGTTTCCAAGGTCCAGGTGGTTGGTATATTGAGAATTCTCTCACAACTCTTGGCAAGACCGATCCTGTTTCTGAGTACAACACTGTTCTGTGGAACTCAGGTATTGAAGCAAACAAAGAAATTGCTCGCAAGCAAAAGCGCAAGTTGACGTACATTGCAAACGTTCTTGTGATCTCTGACGCCAAGCGTCCGCAAAATGAAGGCAAGGTTTTCTTGTTCAAGTTCGGAAAGAAGATTTTCGACAAGATCAAGGAGCAACTCGAGCCACAGTTTGCTGATGAGACTCCAATGAATCCGTTTGACTTCTGGAAGGGTGCAGACTTCAAGATCAAGATTCGCAACGTTGAAGGCTATCGTAACTATGACAAGTCGGAGTTTGCTGCTCCTGCTGCATTGTACAATGGTGAAGATGCGAAGATTGAGCAGGTTTGGAAGTCGGCTCATTCACTCAAGGATTTCTTGAAGCCTGAAAACTTCAAGTCCTATGATGAACTCAAGGCGAAGTTGGATAAGGTTCTTGGTGCTGGTGGTGTTGCTGGTGCAACTGCCAAGCGAGTTGATGATGAGGAAGCAGCCGCTCCTGTCATTCGCTCTGCTCCAGCCAAGAAAGTAACTGCTGAAAATGTCAGCGTCGATGACGACGATATGGCGTTTTTCGAGAAGTTAGCAGCAGAGTAATTTCAATTAGAAAACCGTAGATGTTTTCAGGGGGACTTCGGTCCCCCTTTTTTTATCCCATATTCATATTAGCATATGTTGCTGGATGATCGAACTCTTGAGCCAATAAACGATTGAATGTGTTCTCTTGATTATGCACTTCAATATTCTTTTTAGTAGAAGGCACAGGAATGACTTGCGTATTGTTGATTTGATTTACTGTCTGAGAAGGAATCTCAACTCTATCAGCCGATTGAATTTCAATTCTCTTTTGATTCATGTCAACAATTTGCTGACCTTCTGCTGGCTTTGGTGGAGAAAGATTTAAATCCGTTTTTGAGATTGGTTTCAGTCCAGCAATCTCTTTTGCTTTATCAAGTTTTATCTTAAGAGAAGGATCATCAACAGCCATTCTCTCTAATTCTTGAAGAGTATATGCACCATACTTTGGAACTTGAATTGCTGTTGCGATGTCTTGAACAGACCCCTTTGATATATTCTGAATGGCTTTATTTCCAGATTCTTTTAAACTAAAATCAAGAGAGTCAAATATACCCATAGTTGGAATTGTTGCTAATCCTAATAAACCTGCAGCACCCAATAATCTTCCACGAAGCGGTAAAGGAATTTTTTGAAAAACATCTTTTATCTTTTCTGGGATTTTCTTTTTTCCACCATCTGGTGTAGGTGGTGTTGGTACTGGAGGAGTTGGAGTTGGGACTCTGTTGTTTCTTCCTGGAAGAAAAGTTGGGAAATCAAATCCATTATTTGACAATAAATCAGGATTATCTCTAAACACTCTCTTCAAAGCATCATATAAAGTTGCATCAAGTGCTTTTTCCATGGCTCTTTGGAGAATGGCTTGCTGCTCATCAGCCTCTAAATCGAAGACGCTGTTTGGTTGTTTTTTAATGAGCGATTCTTTTAAATCCTTGACGAGCAATTCCATATCTTTTTTACGAAACATACTTTCTTCTTCAAGTAAAACTTTAATTTGTTCTACAATTGAATCAACTTCTGGATCTCCTCCAGTGAAGCGAACTGGCTTTAAGTTAGTCTCGCGAGATAGACGTTTGATTTCTGCGTCTAATTTTCTTTGAATCTTTTTACTTGCAATTTTACCAGCAGTGCCTGTCTTACTTTTCTCATATAATTGTCTGCCTGTAGGAGCATCTGGATAATAGAGATATTCCTTCCCTTCTTCATCAGCAACAGACAAAGGCTTCATTTGTTCTGGAATCTTTTCAAGGGATCCTCTACCTTTTGCTAGTGCTGTCAATGCATCATTTATTGTTCCGACTAAATTATCAGCAATAGATTTAACACGACGATTTGTTGATGAGACTTCTTGACTTACCTTATCAACAGCAACTGATAAACCCATGATTGAGGATTTAATTGGCTCAAGTGCATCATTAAGTTCTTTCTTTAATCTTTGCGGTGAGAGAGTCTTTTTCTCTTTTTGTTTCTTTACACCAAACTCCTCTTCAAGAGTTTTCTTTGCTTGTTCGATTTCTTCTTTTGTATATCTTGTTTGAAATCTTTCTCTAACAATTGCAGTTAGATCTTTATTCCCAAAAACTGCTGCGGCAACAAAACGTAGAGTTTGAGATGTTGCAGTATCTTTTTTACCTGAAGCAATTTCACGGAGTTTCTTTTCTCTGCGAAATTCTTCTCGAGATCCAGTGTATTCACTAAATGACTTCTGTGCCTCTGGACTGTAGATGTCTGATTCTACAGTCTTGACCTTCTTTTTAAGTTGATCAACTGTTTCTTTTAGTTCTTCAATTTCTGGATCTGTTTTCTTTGCCATTTTATCTCATACGTTTCTTTATTGCTCTATCAGAGGAAGATTTTTCTTTTTGCTGTCGTATTCTTTCGTTTTCTTCTTCAACGTGCTTCGCGACTAGAGAAATATAAGTCTTTCTTTCCCATGGCAGCATCGATTCTAATTCATGTAAAGAATAATTATGATACTGCATCAACGAGAAGTTGTTGAGGAAGTAACTCCTCAAACTCTCTTCACGAAGCATTATTCGAAAAAATCTAGAATACCCTCCAGAACAACATCATGTTCTTTCTTACATCTTGGACATTCAACCTTTCCTGTATAACTCAATTTTGGAATGTTATCAAAAAAGTTCTTAATTCTTCCAAATTGTTCTTGACTCAAACTGTTAATGAAATCGTCAAATTCTTTTTCATCAACATCACTCACAGGATAAGTTTGCTCTTTATCAAAAATAAATTCCGTGCACTCACGAATGATCTTAATTACCAAATCTAAATCTCTTTCTAACTGAATCTTCTTAGCAGTTTCGAAAGTAGGATATTTCATCTTAATGCCAATATTGTCAGTCAACTGCACTACTGGATTCACATTTCCCATCTTCGTTGTAACTTGAAGAAGGTCCACCTCCAAATCCATTTCAGCACCACACTTTCTTTCATCAACAACGTTTTGACAGACATAGGTGATTTCTACCTTTTCACCCATTGATCTTGCTCGAAGATTTAAAAAAATATTCTCAACTTCGAACATTGGCAATCTATCAAGATCAATTTCTTCCACTAAACAATTATTGATGACTTGTTTAATCGTATCAATAATCATCTTATGTTCGTTAGATTCTAATGCCATAATAAGAAGTTTTTCTTCTTTTACAACAAAAGGTCTGAAGCGTACATCTTTGTTTTCTGATTTAAGGTGCACACTATAAATTGGCAAATCAATTTTTGGTAAAGCCATAACTATTCCTCAATTATATACCTTCATTTGCAATCATTATTTCGTCTACAATCGCTCTAAAATTATTTCTACTTTCTTCGTTTGCTCTAGTGATCTTTCTTTGATGTTCTCTATTTTCTACAGAAAAGAGATCGCCAGTGCTAATCAAATTAAATCTTGGCTGCTGAAGATTGATCGTATGCTGTTGCTGCAGATCTAGATATTCAGCCTCATCATTTGTTTTAAGAATTTCAGATTTCCAATAACGATAGGTTAATGTCACCTGCAATCTGTTTACTGCATCATCACCCCAGTTAGTTTGAAGCGGAGCAACTGAAACAGGATATGCTTCTAAGAGATGGCACATGAACATTGCTTGATTCAATTCGTTATACTGAGTAATCTGAACTGTACAAACATAATCTTCTCTATACTTAAAGTCAAAAGAGTATGGAGTATTGATAATACTCATCCAAGTTTCAAAGATTTGTTTTTGAATTAGATTGTTATCGCACAATAATGTTAACGTCACATCTCCATAAGCACTCATATATGGACTTTTATAACTTGGTCCGTAAATTCTGGCGTCTGAAGTGATCAACTCTCTTCCTGGAAACTCTGCCTGCTCGCATTTAAAACTGAGAAGATTTGAGAAATCTTGTTGATTTAATTCTGAGAATAGTTTTTGTAGTTGAAAGTCAACGATAAATCTATTGCTTCGAGAAAATCCAGTAACACGATTTCTAGCCAGAAAACCTGAGATACTAGAGAAATTTTCGTTTCTGCCTTGAGTAGTAAATTCTTCTAATCCATCAGATGTTACTGGAACATCTTGAACAACATCAGCGGCTAATGCAGCAGAATCGCTTTGTTGTTCTACGCTACCAACCGTTGTGCCATTTGTTGAATTGATGGCTGATTGAGAAATTGGTCTTACTGGATCTTCCATTACGTTTTATACACCATCTTTTCGGTTGGCAAAAATATTGCAGTTTCCCACTGACTAGGCTCAATATAAATTAATGACGAACGAATATGAGAATAAAGATATCGCTTCACGCATGGCTCAATCATATTAAATCTTCTTGATTTAGACAATAAATCATAAGATAATCTAAATCTTGTAGTATCGTCGTATTTATCGTTGTTTATAAAATCCTGCAGACGATCTAATAATAGCAGACGAGTGTATGGATCAATAAAGTGTAGATTCAATCCGAGGAATCCATCTGAATACATTTCCATCGGAAGAACGAGTGGGAATTTATCCCAAACTGGAAGTTTATCTTTATATTTCGGATCGTAATGGAAGAAATACATTCTTCCCACGAATGCACGAGGGGAAATTCTGTTTGCATCGTTTAGAATGTTCGAACGATTTGATGGAATTTTAAGTTGAGATATCTTACCGAACAACCATGCTCGAGCATTTTGAGATCGAGGCGGGAATCCCGCTGCGGTCATTTCAGATTTTAATTTATCAAGTAGTGATGGCATCAGATACCTATTTCTTGTTCCGTGATTAATTTAAAGGTCCAGTTACGATCTTTACAATACTCTGATGCAGCCTTCCATTTTGCTTCGTTTACACCCCAAGTCATAACTTCGGTGATATATCTTCGTGTGATCTTAGATTTCTTTACTGGTGGTTTAGTCTGACTTTTAGGTTTTACTTCTAAAATCATTGACTCCACAACTCCAGTTCGATTTTTTATCTTAACAAAGAAGTCTGGAAAGTATCTATGCCAGCGATTATCAACAGGCGATAAATACGGAATAACGATTTCTTCATTTGACCATTCGATCACACTTGGATTTGTGTCCAAATGCACCATGACTCGGCGTTCCCAGAGACTTCTGTACCAGATGTTCGTAGGATCACCTAAATATTTATTGGTATTTTTCGGACTAAATTTTCCACTGTAAGCCATCAACTATTTATAGGACATTTTAATGGCAGGACCACTCACTCGAAGCAGTACAGGACCAGCAAAAAAAGAACGAGAGTTAGTTTTAGCTGAGCGACCAAAACAATTCGATGGTCCATTAAAGGCATTGGAAACGTTTGAAGAAGGCGCAGAAGTTCTGACATATCCTCAAGATTTAGGTAACAACAATCAATTTAAGTATGTGATGAGATTGTTGATTTTTCGTCAAATACGAGATGTGAATGCTGTACCAATTATAACTCCGAATACACTAGATTTTTCTAGAAAAGCATCCCAAGAAGGGAGGCTTAGAACAGATATTGTAAATCCTACAACAGTCACTGCAGTACTTGCAGGAGCTGCAGGTGCAGTAGTTGGAAGAGTTGTTGAAGAATTTGCCTCAAAAGGTTCTCGAGCTTCTGGTGCTTTAAACGCTGTGGGGGATGCTGCTGTCTCTGCAGCGCAACTTACAGGTGCATTTGCGGTCGCAAATGCATTTGATTCTGGATTTTCTGGAAGTCAAAACGTAGTTACTGATCCACTCTCATATATTAATCTTTATATGCCAGATGGTCTCAATTTCGTTGATCGTCATGATTACGATGCTGTTTCTGTCACAGATGCTCTTGGTAATTTGGGAGTTTTAGGGACAGGTTCTGTTACAGAAATTGGAGCTCGTTTGGGTGAGAATGCTCGAATTGCTGGTGTGCAATTGTTGGGGCAAAACATTACTGACTTGGCTCTTTATAACTCTGGATATGCATTAAATCCTCAACTTCAAGTATTGTTTAAGGGAAGTAAGAATAGAGAGTTTGTCTTTACCTTCAAATTTGTTCCAAGAAATGCGAATGAAGCGGAAACAATTGAAGGCATAATTCGCACGCTTCGCTATCATGCCGCTCCAAATTATCAAAGATCAGGTGAAGATGGATTGGCAGGAACTTTTTTTGGTGTTGGCGTAGGTGCAACAGACAATTCAAGATACTTTATTCCACCATCTCAATTTGAGATTGAATTTTTAGTAATGACGAATGGCGCAGCGATACCGAATACAAAAATGCCAAGAATCGCTCAGTGCGTGCTTACAAATATTGACGTCAATTATGCTCCAAGCGGTCAATTTTCTGCGTATGAAGATTTTCAGCCAGTTGAAACCCAAGTCCAATTGACGTTTACTGAAACAATCATCCTCACCAAAGAAGATATTCAGGCTGGATACTAATGTCATATTTTTCCAATTTTCCCAAAATGTTATATTCAACATCTTTGGGTGTTGCAAATCCGAAAGCAGTCACAAATATAATTGCAAAGGTTAATTTTCTTTCTGAGAGTATTAACAATACGAGCATCTTTTACAATTATTCTGTAAAAGACGGAGAGCGACCAGAAGATATTGCATATAAAATGTATAAAGATCCAAAAAAGCATTGGATCATTTTACTGTCGAATAATATTTTAGATCCTCAATATGATTGGGTCTTAAGCACAAATCAATTAGAAGATTATATTAATAAAAAATATAGTTCAATAACATTTAATCTGGATCCATCTGAATCATATACCTCAAGTTACACGGTCGGCGAAACAGTATATCAGGGAAGTTCTTTAGATAAGGCAGATTGCGTTGGAACAGTTGTTGCTTATAGCAGCGGAAATAAAACACTACAAATTAAATTTGCAGACCAAGTTTTCGCAAATAACGCAAATGTAACTGGCGCAACTTCAAATGTGACTCATAAAGTTGTAGGAATGACTTATAATAATGATGGATATAATTGGGCTTCAAATACAACTTATTATTCTTTATTGACAGAAGTTGCATCAAATAATTACGATGGTAAAAAGACAACAACCAAATATCAAGTAACTGCAAAAGATTATAATTGGGAAACTGATTCTGTAATTGATAAAAATGTGAACATATCGTATTCAAATACCTATAATCTAGTTGATGGATCAACTTTAACAGTCGACACTACTATTGCTCCTGTAACTTATTATGATTATGAATTAAATCTAAATGAAGAAAAACGAAGCATCATTATTATTAAACCAACATTTGTTCCATCAATAGAGAACGAGTTGCGCAGATTGATGAGATCATAATATGGCGACTAATATTGAAACAACAATATTTGATATTACTTCGATATCAATCGTAAGTCCATCAATTGGAACTGTTGATCTAAAAGACTTTAAGTTTACTGTAGAGGATTTTAGTATCTACGAAAGCATTTATAACAGCGTTGTTTCTGGACACTTACTAATTAAAGATGCATCTAATCAATTGTCTAAATTGTGTTTATCAGGCACTGAGTTTCTTTATATCAATTTTATGAAAGCAGAAGGTTTGGCGCCATACGAAAAGGTGTTTCGAATCTATAAAATTTCTGATGTAACTCTAAAGAATAATACAACAACATTGACCTATAGAATTGACTTTTGCTCAGAAGAGTTTTTACTTGATCATCAAATTAGAATTTCAAAGTCATACAAAGGGTTTTATAATTTTCAAATTGCTGCAGATATTTTAGTTAATTATCTTGGAGTTTCTCCAGAAAGAGTGACTTTAGAACCAACTGTTCTTCCTCATGATGAGTTTATTATTCCAAATTTAAAACCATTTGAAGCATTGAATATGCTCACAGCATTTTCACTCAACAACAATTTAACCTCAGCGTTTGTATTTTTCGAGACCGTTTCTGGTTATAAATTTGTAAGTTTGGAGTCTTTGATACAGGCTGATGATGCTCGAACCATTTATCTTCGTCCCCAAAATGTAAGTAATGAAACTGATTCTTTAGCAGGAATAGACTACATCAGCGATTTTAATATTTCTCAGTTATTCAATGTGTTGCAAACAATGTCAACTGGTGGTTATGCATCATCAATGTTAAAAATGGATCTAATCAAGCAAGATGTGCAAACAGCATTCTCAGATCCAGCATCTTCAACACCTGTCACAACGTTGAATGCATTTTTACCAATGAATGACGCGAAAAATAGATTTAATGATAGAATAATTGATGCTTCAGCATATCAAAGATTCTTCACTAACGTAAAAGGTGGATTAATTGACAAGATTATGTTGCAAAGAGCGCATCAATTTTCTCTTTTAAATAACTATACAATGCAAGTTACAATGGCTGGCGATACAAGTTACGAAGCAGGTCAAGTGATCAGCGTTGACTTTCCATATCTGCAACCAATTAATGAAGCAGAAGAAACTCAAGTAGATCCATACAAGGCAGGTCGCTATCTTCTTACTGCCGTTCGCCATCGAATTCTTAACAATAAATACATCTGCTATCTTGAATTATGCAAAGATTCAGTTCTACAGCCATTCCCTTCTGCTGTTGCTGATGATTCTCAACTCTTAACATCTGCTAGATTATCATGAGTAAATTTCGAAAAGACTTTATCGGATTAGATGGATTTCAGTGGTGGTTCGGTGTGGTTGAAAACCGAAACGATCCATTATTGCTTGGAAGATGTCAAGTTCGCATTTATGGAATACATTCTCCAAATTTAACTGATATTCCATCAGCAGACCTTCCTTGGGCTTTGCCAGTCCATTCACTAAACAATCAAACCTTCTCAACACCAAAAGAAGGTGATTATGTTTTTGGATTCTTTATTGATGGATCATATGCGCAACAACCAGTAATGATGGGTATTGTTCCTGGAATTCCTGAGTCAATGACTGATCCAAATTCTGGATTTGCTGATCTTAGAACCCCAGAAGAAATTGCAAATTCACCAAAAAGAACAAGATCAGTTGAGTATGCTACAGATGGTACTGGCGCAACTCTTGAAGAATATACTGATGAAGAAGAATTGTCGGCATTAAGAAATCCATCTGCATTTCAAATTGGTTTTCCAACAAATAGCCCACTCGCAAGAAACGAGCAGGTAGACGAAACAATTCTTTCTGCCAAGAAAGCATCAGTTGTCACTGTTCCAATTTCAGAAGAAAACCAATGGAAAGAACCAGATCCTGCATATGATGCAGAGTATCCATTCAATAAAGTTTGGGAAACAGAATCTGGTCACATTATGGAGTTTGATGATACTCCAGGATCAGAGCGTGTTCATATTGCACACAGATCTGGAACATTCCAAGAAATTTATCCTTCTGGAACTAAAGTCGAAAAGATTGTAAAAAACAATTATAAAATTGTTTTCTCTGATCATCATGTTTACATTAAGGGGCGTGTAAATCTTACCGTTGAATCAAATGTAAACATGAAGGTCTATGGACATGTTAATCTTGAAGCCCACAATGACATCAATGCTAATGTTGCTGGAAGTGTGAACTATACTGTCGGCGGTGACTTTAATGTGAAGGCTGAGAATATTAATCTTGAAGCCAACAGTTATATCAATCAACTTGCAAATACTGGCGTGTTTATTACTGGCAATGGAGATGACGACGACGGCGGTGTGTTCATAGTTGGAGAAGGTTCAGTTGGACTTCAGGGTGGAGAAGTTTCAGTTCTTTCTACAGTTGGAACTACGATAACTGCAGGTATTGACATTTCATTGACTGCTGGTGGATTTATCGCTGCTCAAGCTGGCGGTGCAGTTAGCATTCAAGCAGGGGCGCAATTTAATGTTCTTGCTGCTGGTACTGCGGCAATGACAGCAGCCACAGTCGGATTGAATGGAGCGGTTATCTCTCTCACCTCTGCTGGTCTTGTGAATTTGCAGGGTACAGTTGTTGGTGTTGGTGCAAGTCTCGTTGCTCCATTACAAACGTTCACAACATTCCCACCATCTCCTATAATTGGTGTTCCAATCCCAGGAATTCCAGCTGGGGAAGTAATTCCTGCCTCACCAACAGGATTAGGCGATCCACTTGAATTGCTCGAATATAACGATCCTCCTGTGTTCTTTGAGAAGAGCCCAAGCGTTCGACTTCCTCCAGATCGAGCTGCAGATATTGAACAACAGATTCTAGAATACGTTAAGAATCCAAACTCCTTCTATAATGAAGACGCAGATCGTGGTGATGTGAAGTCGAATTATCAAGGAACACCAGATACAAGCGGATTTGGTGATTCGTTAATTAATCCAAATAATCCAAACATCGATGATGCTTCAGATTTGGCTGCTTGGCTAGAAGAACAATTATCAAAGACCAGTTCAGGCGGCTTCTGGTTAGAAACTGGAATGAGTGGAGGAGATTCAAATCCAAACATTATAAACATCTGGAAAGATCTAGGATTTGGAAACAGAGCTCCATGGAACACCGACCAAACCGCATGGTGTATGGGCTTCATCAACTATGGTCTCAAACAAAATGGATACCGTTTCGTCCAAACTGCAAGAGCGTTTGACATTCGAGATCGTTTGTCAGATTTCGGCGCAACTCAGGTCATAAATCCAAGCGAGGCAAGACCTGGAGATATCGCTCTTTGGAAATATAGTCACGTCAGCTTTGTCTATAAAAACAATAATGGTGCCCTTTCGTTTGTGGGTGGAAATCAAAAGAGTCGCAGCAGCGTTGGTGGCTCTAAGAATAATCCTTCGCAGGGTGATGTAAGTATCTCTTGGCAAAATGGTTATTCGTCTCCAGGAGATGGAACTTTGCTCGGAATCTTTAGACCTGTAAAAGTCTAATATAAATATAAAAACAAATTTTAGAGTAAAAAATGGCAGCAGAAGAAAGAGCATTTTCTGATCTAGATTTAAATTTTACGAAACATCCGATTACAAAAGATGTTGCTCGTAAAACTGGGTATAATGCGATTATCGCTTCTTTAAAGAATTTAATTAATACTAATTTCTACGAAAGACCATTTAATCCAAAATTGGGAAGCAATATTCGCGGTTTACTGTTCGAACCATTAGATCCGTTAACAGGAACTGTTCTACAAAAAGAATTGAAAATTCTTATTGATAACTATGAACCAAGAGTTTCTGTGAGAGATATACAAGTAGTGGCTGATTATGATAGAAATGCATATCAAGTTACTTTAACATTTTTTACGGTTAATTCTACTGAACCACTCAGAACAGTATTATTTTTAAATAGGTTGAGATAATGTCAGCAAACTTAGAAAGTAAATTGATTGTTTCAAATCCAGACTTTAATGCGATTCGAAGCAACTTAAAAGATTTTTTGCGAGCTCAAACCACTTTTTCGGATTATGATTTCGAAGGTTCTGGTCTTTCTAATTTGATCGATCTGTTAGCGTATAACACTCACTATATGGCTTTCTATGCAAACATGATTGCAAACGAAGCCTTCTTGGATACAGCCTCACTTCGTGATGCAGTAGTTTCTCACGCCAAGATGCTTGGATATACTCCAACTTCTGTAACAAGTGCACGTGCAAATGTGAATCTAACCTTCACACAAGCAAATAATGCGGCTGTGGCAAATTTAACATCTCTCACGATTCCAAGATTTACAAAATTTGCTGGAATTTCTTTAAACGGAGTCAACTATACATTCACGACTCTTGAAGAAAAAACTGTAACAAAAGCCAATTCAGCATTTACATTCTCCAATCTCGAGATTACTGAAGGCAAACCAATAAACATTGTCTTCACTTATAGTGCGCAAAATAACCCACTACAACAATTTACAATTCCTGATCCAGATGTTGATACGTCAACACTAGAAGTTATTGTTCAAAACTCTGCTGCCGACTTAACTCAAAAAACATATACGCTTGCTCTAGATGCAACTGAAGTTTCAGCAAATAGCGCAGTTTATTATCTTGATGAAATTAATGATGGAAAATATCAAGTATACTTCGGTGATGGTATTTTAGGTAAACAACTTTCAGATAGCAACATTGTGATTTTGAGTTATTTGAGAAGTAAGGGTGCTGATTCGAATAAGACAAATCAATTCACACTAATTGATTCAGTTGGAACATTAACAAGCGGAACAGTTGTGGTCAACGATGCTGCTCAAGGTGGCACATCTGCAGAATCTATTAATAAAATTAAATTTACTGCGCCAAAAGCATTTGCTGCAAGAAATAGAGCAGTCACAAAAACAGATTATATTTCTCTAATTCAACGCGACTATCCTTCTCTTGAAGCAGTCAACGTTTGGGGTGGTGAAGAAAATGATCCACCAGTTTACGGCAAAGTCTTTATTTCTGCAAAACCTGCTTCTGGCTACGAATTAACAACAACAGAAAAACAATATATTTTAAATGAGGTTGTTGCCCCGTTAAGCATGGTAACTGTAACACCAGAATTTGTTGACCCAGATTATAATTATTTGAATCTAAGTGTTAAAGTTACTTACGATCCAACTGCAACAACGAAAACTCCAGGTCAGATTGTAAGCTCTGTAAAATCAGCTGTGTACAACTTTGCAAATACAAACCTTGACAATTTCAATTCATACTTCAAAGTTTCTCGTTTGACAAGAGAAATTGATAATATCGAAACTGCAATTTTAAGTAACGAAATTGACGTTACAATTGAGAAAAGACTTGAACCAATTCTTGGCGCAACACCAAGAAACTATACTTTGAAATATTATACGCCACTAAAGAAATCAACTAGCGGAAATAGAATTCGCTCAACTCCAGCATTTACTGCATATGACAGCGAAGATGTTGTTCGTCAGGTATTCTTCGAAGAAGTGCCCCAGTCAACAACAGGCATCTCATCAATAACCATTAAAGCAGGTGGTTCAGGATTTACTGTTGCTCCAGAGATAAGAATCACAGGCGATGGCTATGGAGCAGCCGCAACAGCAGTAATTACAAACGGCAAAATCACCTCTGTAAATATTACAAATGCTGGCTCAGAATATACAACAGCAGTTGTGAAAGCATATGACTCTGATGGAAACGAATTGACAAGCGTTTTACTTGAAGCAGTTATTCAGAATAGCGTCGGTAAACTTCGAACATACTATTTCGATGACAATCAAATTAAAACCATTCTTTCTGAAGATGCTGCAACAGTAGATTATGCTGCTGGAACAATCACACTTCAAAACTTCTCACCACTTGATATTAGAAATACTTTAAAAGTTCTTAAGTTCTATGCAATGCCTGAGAATAATTTGTTCAGTTCAACAAGAAGTTCAATTATAACAGTTGATCAAGAAGATGCAGCTGCAATCACTGTCGACGCTATACCTGTAACAATCTAATATGTCATCACAGAATAGACTTTCAACACTCGTAGAATGGCAACTTCCTGACTTTATTCGTCGGGATCATCCATTGTTCGTAGAATTTTTGCAAAAGTATTACGAATATCTTGAAACGCCAAATTCTCCTGTTTACGAATTAAAGAGATTCTCTGATAACTATGATGTAGATAAAGCCAGAGAAGCATTTTTACAATATTTTAAAAATAAAATCATACCTTCTTTTCCTGATTCTACAGAGTTGTCAACAGAAAGAATTATTAAGGCTGCGCGCGATTTTTATGCAAAGAAAGGTACTCCTGACTCATTTAAATTTCTTTTCAGTGCTTTATATGGTGCAGAATTAGAAGTATTTTTCCCAAAATTACAAATTTTAAAAGCATCTGATGGTAAATGGATTCTACCTCAAGCATTTCGTTTAACGCTTACTGGTGCAAATCTTTCTCTTGATTTAAATTTAATTGAAAAGCGAAAAGCATATGGCAGCATTTCCAGAGCGAGCTGTATTGTTGAAAGCGCAATAAGAACAATTGATAAAAGCACCAACAATGAAATTGTTGAAATTTATGTTTCAAATGTAAATCGTGCATTTCAAAATGGTGAAGATCTAGAAATAGAGTATCTTGACATTAATGGCGCGACTCAAACATTCTCAGAAAAGATTATTGGTGCACTTTCAAATATTCAAATTACTCAAAATCGTCGCGGCACAAGATATCTAACAGGTGACCCAGTTGTGATTAATGGTGGTTTGGATACCACATCAACTACAAAAGTAAAGGCTGTTGCAACTGTTGGGAATGTAACCACAGGTTCAATTGATTCTGTCACCGTATTAAATCGCGGATATGGATTTAGAACATTTCCAAATTCTTTAGTTGATATTGTAACAGCAAATGGCGTTGGTGCAAACGTAATTGTTGCTTCGGTAGACACAGCAAACAATATTGAAATTCCTTATAACATTGATGCAATTTTATACAAAAAAGATACTTTATTAAATGCTGCAGACTATGATTTTGATAATGTTGCTTCAGCAGACATTAATACAACCATTATTGATGCATTAACATTTGAAAAAATAAACGTTTATCCAATACTTACAATGAGTGTTGTAAATGGCGGATCTTTCTTCAGTGAAGAGCCAACTTTAGATGTTGTTTCTCTATTCGAGAGTGATTATTCAGAAACAAATGGCAACCTATTGTTAAGTCCAGGCTCATTTAGTACATACAATGCATCAAATTCTTCCATTAAATTTGTTGGTGGTGGGTTTTCTAGTGTGAATGATTATTACAATGGATGGAGAATTTTACTTGAAAAACAATATAGAACAATCATAGATTATGATGGTGCAACTAAAACTGCATTTTTAGATAGATCGTTCGAAGTAAATATAAATTTAACCAATATTCTCACTAAAAATCTTTATCTTGATTCCCGCCCATCAACTAAATCTATGGGCTATATTGCTCACGTTGAAGTATTAAATGGTGGAAGTGGATATGATAGTGGCGATACTCTTTCACTAGCTGGAACAGGTTATGGTGCTGTCCTCAGCCCAACGATAACAGGTGGTTCATTTACTGCAGTTTCAGTATCAAATCGTGGTGAGGGATATGTTGAACCGCCAACAGTAATCGTAAATACATCAACTGGTAGTGGGGCATTATTTAAAGTTTATGTTCTTGGAAATGGTGAGGAATTTGATGTTGTAACTGGAGACATTGGTCAAGTCAGAGACATTATTCTCTCAAATCGTGGATCAGATTATGTTTCAGCACCAAATGTATCACTAAAAGTATATGACATTTTAATTTCTCCTCTTGGTGGATCTGAAGTAATTCTCGAGAATGATATTGTATATCAAGGTGTAAATGTAAATACAACTACATTTAGAGCCATCGTTGATGAATATTATCCATCTAATAATATTATCAGAGTTTTCAATTATTCTGGTTCTATAAACGTAGCACAAAATCTTGTTGTTTATAAGACTGAGACAGCAGCACAAACAAACACCTTCATTCAAACTTCAACGATTGGAGGTAAAACGTATCCATACAAATATGGTGACGGCAGAGCCAGAGCAACAGCAGAATTTTTAAATGGTCTTATTCGCTATAACGGATATTATCTAAACACCGATGGACAATTAAGTTCTGATAAGAGATTACAAGACGCTAAGAGATATCACAATTATTCTTATGAATTAATCTCTGATCGCTCTTACACTGAGTATAGTAAAACTGTTCTTGAGAGTTTACATCCTGCAGGCGCATCACTACTTGCTGCGCATATGATCAAAACAGATTTGCAGGTCTCGCAGCTTTCTAATATAAATGTTCATACACTCTATACAAATAGTAATAGTTTAATCACGAACTGTAACGTTGGATTTAATGCAGCTATTGTTTCTGGAAACACAGGCAGTGACTTTGATTTGCTTGCAAATATTGGTGATATTATCATAATTAATTCTGGTAATGTGTATCGCTCTTTTGCAAAGGTGATCACTTCGTTTACCAGCAACACTCAACTAAATATAGAGAGCCCTTGCGTTATTGTTGGTGAAGGTCGCGGTAAAGTTACAGCAAACCTCAATACACTTACAATTAGCGGCAATTCAAACTCTATTGTACAATTCATCACAGTAGACGACGAACTTAGAATAAACGTAAATAATTCTATCTTGGTTAAAACGATTAATAGTATTTCTGGCAATGTAATTACTCTCAACAGCAATGTGGGTATTACAACGACCAATACAAATCTTGTTTACTTCGTTTATCCGAAGTTAAACGCAGTAAGTTACAAAATAGTCAGTACGACTGACGAATTCTCTTAACGGAGAGATAATATAAAATGGCGAGTTATGCAATCTTAACTAAAAATTTCGGTGTTTTAAACGCCCAGAACTTCGAGCGTTTAACAACTGGGGCATTTGCAAATTGCTACGTCGCGATTGGTCGTCAAAGCGACTGGTCGGGTGGTGATGTTGCTGCTGCTCCTGTAGACACTTCAAACAGTTTCTATCGATTCTGGGACACCATGATCGGTATGAAGAAAATCACTGCTGCTGACATGAATTTAGTTGTTCCACGTGTTGATTGGGAAACAGGAACAACGTATATTGAATATAATCAAGATACTCAAATGTTTGCAAAAGCCAATACTGCAAATGTTGCGTATGATAACAAATTTTATGTGAGAAATACGCGAGATCAAATCTTTAAATGTTTGTTCAATAACAACAGTGGATCATCTACTGTGATGCCAGAAATTAATTTAGATGGCCAACTTCCAGAAAATGCATTTGTTGAAACATCAGATGGATACAAATGGAAGTATTTGTATACAATTCCACCTGGACTTAAAGAAAAGTTTTTCACAAATCAATATATGCCTGTTGTGACAGAGGCTATTGTCACAAATAATGCTGTTGATGGTCGTCTTGACATCATTAAGATTACTGCAAATGGTGCTGGTTTTTATGCGAATGCAAATTCAAATAGTTATAGCATCGTTTCTATTAGTGGTGATGGATCTAATGCAAATGTGACTGTGAAGGTTACAACTACTGCCCTTCTTGGTGGTAATTTGAGCGGATATAATATTATTTCTGCAGGTAACAATTATACCAGAGCCACGCTCAGTTTGACCGACCCTATCAAAGTTCCTGGAACTGCAAATGGCACATTAACCGCAGTTATAGGTCCTCCAGGAGGACATGGCTCAGATGTAGCGCAAGAATTGGGTGCATCTAATTTGATGCTTTGCGTTCAAATTGAGGGTGATGAGGGTGGAAAACTTCCAATTAATGGATTAAACACATTTAGACAGATTGGCATTCTAAAAGATCCTCTATTAGCCAACTCTGCTTTTGCGTCAAATAACGTATACAGAACGACAACAGCTCTCGGCATTTCAGCTGCAGTCACTCCAGCATTTAGTTTGAAAGAAACAATCTATGTTGGAACTTCTCTTGCAACCGCGACATTTACTGCAGTGGTTGAAAACTATGATAGCGCAAATCTTGTATTATATGTAAACAATACAACTGGATCCCTCACAACTCCAGCAACGATTGTGGGGAATACTTCTGGAGCAATTACTAGCGTTTTAAGTCAAACTGCTCCAGAAATAAAGAAGTTCTCAGGGGATCTACTATATATTGAAAACAGCGCAAATATTTCTCGATCAACTGTTGAAACTCAACAAGTTAAACTTACGCTCAGATTTTAAGGTGTAACAGATGGATTTTAATGTAGAACCGTTTTATGACGATTTTGAGGCTTCCAACGGAGCCAAAGATCAGAATTATATGAGAGTATTATTCCGTCCTGGATATGCAGTTCAGGCACGTGAACTTACTCAAATTCAGTCCATCGTTCAAAATCAAATTAAGAGTTTTGGTGACCATATCTTTAAAGACGGTTCTCCAGTTTACGGTGGGCAAATTACTCTTGATACAAACGCAAACTATCTTAAACTTCAAACAACCTATAACGGAATTGACGTCGAAGCTGCAGATTTCGCAAATACCGTAATCTCAAATAGTTCTGGCACTTCGAAAATTCGAGCAAGAGTTGTTTCAGTAGATGAAACTCAAACACAGCCAACATTGATGGTTCGCTATCTTCGCGGAAATCAATTTGCGAATGGCGACGTCATTCAAGCAACAACCACGCAAGGAACAACGTTTGCTCAATTATCTGCTGATAGTGCTTCTGGTAAAGGCTCAGTTGCCTCTATTGACGAAGGTATCTTTTATGTTGATGGATATTTCGTTAAAGTTAGTCCGCAAACTATCGTTTTAGATCCATATGGTAACACACCAACATATAAAATTGGTCTTGAGATCGACGATAATATTATTGATGAGTCTGAAGATACAAATCTTTTAGACCCTGCGCAAAATTCATTCAACTATCAGGCTCCAGGTGCATGGCGTTATCAATTTAGATTAAATCTAGCAAAACGAGAACTCACATCTGTTGACGATGAGAAGTTTTTTGAACTAGTTCGTGTTGAAAACGGACTCATCACAAAACAAGTTCGTTATCCAATTTACTCAGAACTAGAAAATACTCTTGCTCGCCGCACTTATGACGAATCTGGCGACTATACAGTTCGCCCATTTGGTGTTTCTCTTTCCGCAAACACAGCATGTAATGATACATTTATTATTAATGTTGAACCAGGAAAGGCATACGTTAAAGGGTTTGAATATGAGTTTGCTGGAACGCAAAAAATTGAAGTAAACAAAGCCAGAACAACAAATACATCAACAGATTACGATCTTTCAGTTGAGTATGGCAAGTATGTTTATGCGAATACGATCACTGGATCTTCTTCAGGATTGTTTAATATCGCTAAACTCGATGTGATTGATCTTCACTGCGTCCCTCAAGTAAACGTATCAGTTTCAACTATTGATGCATATAATACAACTTATATGGGTTATGCGAGAATTCGCAACTTTAGAAGAGACAGTTCAACAGAATATCTTGTGTATCTAACTGATATTAATCTTGTATCAAATACCGTAACTGCAGCAGCAACTGCTGTAAATGCAAACTCTATTGTGTTCCCTGCAGGATACTCTGATCTAAATGATGCATACGCTAATGTAAGCGTAAGAGTGTTGAGTGGTGGTGCAAGTAACGTATCTGCTGGCGATGTTCGTAAGATCGTAAGATATGATGGTGCTACAAAGACTGCATTTACAGATTTAAACTTTACTGCACTCATCGGTAGCGGTAACACAGTTTCTCTCTTGTATAGCACAAAAGATATTGATTCATTGGTTGAAGCACCTGCTGCAAAGACATCTTATAATGTTAAGATGAATATCTCGAATAGCAGTAAAGATATTACAAATGCAACAATCATCTCTGATGAAAATAGAGATTCATTGTTGTTCATGCTACCAGATAATTATGTTTCTTATGGATCAATCACCAATGCTGACTTTAATAGCATGAAGGTGTTTGAAGATAAGTCATTCACTTCAAATGGTCAGTTAGCACTAACTCTTGCTGGCAATGAGACATATGGTTATGGTTCAGATGGAAGTTTCTTATCTGCAACCTCAGCAAATGCTAACATTATTGTAATGGTCAAATCTCTTGGAACTGCATCAAACGTTGTAGTTGGTCAAATATTGAATTTAACTGCTGCGGTGGGTCCAGGTGGTGGCGGTCGTGGAGTTGCTGTTCGTAGAGATTCATCAACACAATTGACAATTTTCAGTGGTGAATTGGGAACATTTACTGCAGACATTTATGCTGTAGTGAAGGTCAATGATTCAGAATCAGCCACAAATAATCGTAGAACAAAAACGATTCGTGGAAACGCTGCAAACACTACGCTTTTAGCAACCGATAGTTATCTAAATGCTACACAAGTTACAGGTTGCACATCAGTAAGAATTGACACGACAAATGGTCATGTTTGGTTTACAAATACCAGCTTTATTAATAAAACTCCTGGTGGCAATAACTCACTATTCATTCCAGACGTTTATAAGATCATAAAGATCTATGATTCTGGAAGCGGAACTCAAGAACCAACAGCAACAAATGCAATTGATATTACGAGTCGTTTCTATCTAGATTCTGGTCAAACTCTTGGAATGTATGATCATTCTAAGATTGTATTGAAACCAGGTGCCTCTGCCCCACGAGGACAGACTGTTGTGATGTTGCAATATTATGAACATTCATCAGCAATTAATGGATACTTTGATGCAGATTCTTACCCATCGGCTCAATATGCAAATGGAACAATTCCAACGTTCATAACTTCTGATGGAACAACATATAATCTTCGTGATGCGATTGACTTCCGCCCTACGAGAGATATTGGAACAAGTTCGAGCGTTGCTTCATATACCTTTGTTGGTATGAAAAATCCAATGCCAGATGATCCAATGGAATTGACATATTCATATTATGTTCCACGTGTTGATAAACTTATTTTGACAACAGAAGGCGAATTTAAAACTCTCACTGGTGTTGCGGGTAAGTATCCAATTCCTCCTGTGGATACAGAAGATGGAATGACATTGTTTAGAGTTGACATTCCTGCATATACTGCAAATGTTAACAGCATCAAACTTACAAAGGTAGACAATAAGCGTTATACAATGCGTGACATTGGAACGCTAGAAAATCGTATTCGCAATATTGAATACTACACCTCATTGAGTATCGCTGAGAAAAAAGCAACTGATGCTCCAATTTTGTACGAAGATAATGCTACAGAAAAGGAAAAGTATGGTATTGTTGCAGATAATTTCACAGGATTTAATGTTGCTGATACGTTAAATGCAGACTTCAAGTGCTCTTTAGAAAAGGGTAAACTTTCTGCTTATAATAATTTGAAACATATTCCTCTCGAAGTTAGCACAATTGGTGCAAATACTAAGAGAAATTCAAAAACTGTTTCGCTTGATTATACAGAAGAAGTTATTGTTCAACAAACAACAGCGACTGCAAATGTGACTGTTCAGCCATATTTGTATGGAACATTTATTGGGCAATTAACTCTTTCGCCACAAAGCGACAGCTGGTTCTCTGAGAATCAAGCACCAATTCCTGTATCTCCAACATCGCCAGTTCCAACAATTGATGCGCCTGTTCCAGTTGTCGGTCCGCAAAATACAATTACCACAAATCCACGTAATCCATTTGGATTTGCACCAATTGTCTTGACTCAAGAGGATTGGTTCCGCAGAGGTGGCGGTATGGCAAATGCGTTAAATAGAGCGCAGGAACGAGTAGAAGAATTAGCACCGTAGTAGGTTTAAAACATGTTCGACGAATTTCCATTTAATTTTATATTCAATCCAAACCTAATCAATGGTTTGGATCCAAATGCGTTTTCGCCAGTTGAGCAATCTAACGATCCAAATATCGTTACTCGATTTATTCGCGCAAACGAAGTTGTGTTTGTTGGCACATCGTTAACACCAGATAAAGTTCCTAACTTTTTCTTAGATGATGCAGTTGTCAATAATTTTGTACAGAAGTCAAATAGACTAGAATTAAATGCTGCAAATAACGCAAGCATCTTCGTTCAAGGTGAGGGCATTGTTGATATTACAACAAATGCATATGCTCGTGTTCTTGCAAGCTCGAATAATATTCTATATTTGAATCAAAACTTTTTAACTGTGAATATCGCTGCTTATGGTGCCAACTCACTAAATGACAATGATTATGCTGTAAATGATATTGTTATTCAGAGAGCCAGTGGAACAAGTGGTGTAACAACTTTCCGTGGTCGCGTTCAATACTATGATCGTGCAAATGGTGTTCTTGCCATCTCTCCTTCTGATGGTGCTATGAATGCATATGGTGCTGTGGCAAATAGTGTTATTTCAAAATTGAACAGTGCAGTTCTTACAAATGCTGCATCATTCATTCGCGGAAACACGTTTAGAGCTGGCAACAGAGTTCGTGGTGCTGCGAATGTGTCAAATACTGGATTGATTGTTTCTCTTGATCATGCTTCTGGTGTTTATACTGCAGCAAATGGCACCAACACTCTATCAATTCTTGTTCAAGCCAACTCAATTAATTCTGTTGGAAACACTCTTATCATCACTTCTGGAACTGGACAAAACACTGTAAGAGAAATTCTTGCAGTTCATGGTACGAATCATAATGAACTTCGTCTCAATGCTACAGTTACATTGAGTTCAAATTCTAAGTATACATTTGGCACTCACGTGGTTGATGAATTTGGTCGCATCACTGGTATCTTTAATATTCCAGAAACTGAAAGTGCTCGATTCCCAGCAGGTGAGCGTATCTTCACAATCACTGATACGGAAGGTGCTCAAAATAACTTCTTCTCAATGCGTGCAACTGCGACATATAATGCAGTTGGTGCGCCACCAGTTATTCCACCACCTGTATTTGTCCCACCACCTGTTCCACAAAGAAGAAGAGATCCTCTTGCTCAAACATTCTTTACGCCAGAAGTTGATGTGCAAGTAAATGGCGCGCCTAAATTTAATTATGGCATTTATGTGTCATCTGTCGACTTGTTCTTTGCTGGTAAGCCAATTCTAGCAGATCTTCAACTTCCTATTACAGTTGAACTTGTAACTGTGGTGAATGGAATTCCAACACAAAATGTGATTGCTGCTAAATCAGTAGAATGTCGTGATGTTAAAACGTCATTGATTCCAGATGCATCAAATACCAGCACAATTACCAACTTTAAGTTTGATGATCCAGTATATTTGGAACCAGAAACAGAATACGCTATTGTTGTGAAGTCTGATTCTCCAGATTACTATGTGTTCATCTCTGAACTCGGCGGAAGTGTTCTTGGTGCAAATCCACCACGTCGTGTTTCTCAGCAGCCATATCTTGGCTCATTGTTTAAATCACAAAACTCATCAACGTGGACACCAATTCAAAATCAAGATTTGATGTTCCGCATTAAGAAGTGTGTCTTTACGCCAAATACTGGTGGCACGGTATTGTTTAAACCACAAAATCAATTTGCCAATGTGAATATTGATTCTATTTTGATGCACACAACACTGTTAACAAAGAAACCAACAGTTGCAAACTTTAAGTTTAAATCGAACAACGTTTCTAACGTACAAGATGCTCAGTTCACCTATATTCCTGTCAATTCACGATATAGTTTTGGTGCTGATTTGTTGACATCAACCGCAACATCAAATCGCCGTCGTCGAATTATAGAGGGTGATACAGGATCATTTATTGCTGGTGTTGATTTAAATACGACAGACGCAGACGTATCGCCAATTGTAAACATTGAGCGCATCAGTGCTGTTGCTTATGAAAACGATATCAATGATGGAAGTATTTCAAATACTGATATTAGCATTACTTCTGTTGGAACGCATACTGACGCTGGTGACATTACAGTTACAATTTCTGCTCCAGATTTAGCAGATGGCATTCAAGCAAATGCATATGTTTCTGCTCTATCTAGCAATGGTGTTAGCACAATTATTGTTGACAATTCAGGTTCTGGATATATTACAACTCCAACGATTACTTTCTCAGAGGCTGTAGCATCATCAAATGCAACCGCTGTGATTGCTGGTGAAACAGGATCTTCTGGCGGTAATATGAAGGCTCGCTATATCACGAAACAGATTAGTCTTGCTGACGGATTTGATGCAGGTGATCTTCGTGTTTATATTGACGTCAATCGTCCACGTGGAACTAATGTTCACGTCTATTACAAAGTTAAATCAGCATCAGATCCTGAAAACTTCGAGTTGAAGAAGTGGAAGTTGATGAATAAGGTTCTTGATACCTATTCTGCAGATCAGAGCGAGGTTATTGAACTCGAATTTAGACCAAATCTTGAGAAAAACGTTCTTTCATATGTTGAGAATGGCGTTGTATATCCTCTTGGTGGTACGTTTAAATACTATGCTATTAAGATTGTGATGTCCGCTGCAGATCCAACTGTTGTTCCAACAGTTCTAAACTTTAGAGCAATTGCAACACCATCAGGATAATATGAAAATTAAAGTTAAAGATAGAAGTGATCTTGTTCGAGATTCGCAAACAATGGCAATCTTGAATGTTGACAAAAATGTATTAAATAAAGATCTTCTATATAAACAAAAAATGCGTCGAGAAAAACAAGTCGACGAGGCGATAAATAAACTAGAAAATGATGTAAACGAAATAAAAGGTAATCTGAATAAAATACTTCAGATACTTGAGACTAGAGGTCCGTAATGGCTAATGCAAATATTTCAACAGTTGTCGTAACCAACACCTTTGATGAGTGGCGAGTCGCTACAAATGATTTGATTGCAGATCGTAACACTTTACGAAATACAAATTATGTCAAAGATGGCGGTAATTATGCGATCGCAAATGGCGTTTTAAGTGTTCAAAAAGACGGTGGTGGTACTGTTTTTTCTGTTGCGAATGACGCTTCAATTAGCGGTAATGCGACCATCAACAGATTAACTGTTACAACAGGTATTAATGCTGCAGTGATAAATGCAACAACTGCAGTAAATTCAACATCATTCATCACAACAGCTGGATTAAATGTAACGAATCAGGCTAACCTTGCGCGAAATCAGGCAAACGCTGCATATGATATTGCAAATACTGCCAGAGATCAAGCGAACACTGCGCGTGATACCGCAAATACTGCCTCTGAAACTGCTAGTATTTCTGCAAATAGTGGTTCTACTTTAACCAGTAAAAAATTAAATTTCATCAACACTTCAAGTATTCTTGTGAGTGTCACTGATGCATTAGACGGAAATGCAAATATTTCTCTTCAAACGAGTTTTGCAAGTCCTAGTGATGCGTATGATCAAGCAAACACTGCTCGTAATACTGCGAACGCTGCCTATGAAGCCGCAAATACTGCTGGTGGCGGTGCTCCATATGATCAAGCAAACACCGCCCGAGATCAAGCAAATACGGCACGTACACAAGCAAACACGGCACGCGATCAAGCGAATACTGCACGTGATACAGCGAATATTGCATATGGACAAGCCAACAGTTCATATGATCGAGCAAATGGTGCCTATGGTCAGGCTAACGGCGCATACGCTCATGCGAACATTGTTTATGCTCAAGCCAACACTTCCTATGACCAAGCGAATACTGCATATAATCAAGCCAATACTGCTCGCACTACTGCAAACGATTCTTACAGTCAAGCCAACACAGCGCGTGATCAAGCCAATACTGCTCGAACCACAGCCAATGATGCTTATGGTCAAGCAAATACTGGAAGCACTCAAGCAACTGCTGCTAGAGATCAAGCCAATACTGCTAGAGATCAGGCAAATACTGCTCGCAATACAGCCAATGGTGCATATGGACAAGCCAATGGTGCATATGCTCAAGCAAACACATCAGCAAATACAGTTCGTGTTTCCGCAAATCTTGGATCCACATTATCAGCAAAACAACTTAACTTTAATAATACATCAACAATTCAAGTGAATGTATTAGACGGTGGTGGTGATGCTGCTGGAAATGCAAATGTAACATTCTCAGTAATTGGTGGTCTCTTAAGTGCAAATGCATGGAAACATGCAACAGCAACTTATGATAGCGCCAACGTATACATCTCTGCCACTGCACCTGCCTCTGGAAATCAAAAGGGTGACATCTGGATTCAATTTTAATTAAGGTGCAAAATGGCTCTTAAAATCTGGGACAGCACAGAATGGAAAATGGCGTCTCAAATCAAAGTTTGGGATGGCACCACTTGGCAAAATGGCTCTCAGGCTAATGTCCATGTTTGGACTGGCACAGCATGGCAAAAAGTTCATCCTGGCGTAGAATTAGATGCAACAATTGGATATTCAGTTTTCACCACTGATCCTACAGATGCTGGGAGTGGTGGTAATGCTCAAGCCAGAGTTAATATTTTTGCAAACGGAAAAATTCAAACCTTTGAATCAACATCAATATCAGGAACTGTAAGAACATCAAGTGCTGATTGGTTGCTAACAGGAACAAATTCTGATTATGATGTTTATGTTGCAAATTTTGGCGGAGATAATTTAGAAAGTGGCAGCGGACCAGTTGATGGTACTCGCACAAGATTAAGTTCAGGTGTTGAATATTCTTTATTTATAAATTCGAATGGAACTAAAAGTTCTTCATTTGATATAATCATTTGCGCGAATAATTCAGCGACAGGCACCACAATTCAAACAGCTCCAGTTTTTCTACAAGTTGATGTCGGTGGATTGTAATTTAGAGTAATCAATGTCTAATCTACTTACAATTAATACAAAAGGAATTTTATTTCCTGATGGAAGTTTTCTAGATACTGCGCAAGTTGGATCAAATCTCAACGTTGCAGCAAATGGCTCATCTATTGAGTTTACGAAATTTCTCAATTTTATTAATACTGATACAGTCACCGTTTCAGTAACTCCAAACACAGGTAATCCTGGATATACAAACGTTGCATTCACATCAACTGGTGGGGGTGGCGGTGGAGTGAGTGGTCCATCAGGTCCATCAGGTCCATCTGGACCAAGTGGTCCATCTGGAGCAGCATCAACAGTTTCTGGTCCGCAAGGCGCACAAGGTCCGTCTGGTCCATCTGGCGCACAAGGTGCCGCATCTACTGTTTCTGGACCACAGGGTGCACAAGGTCCATCTGGACCATCGGGTGCTCAGGGGGCAGCATCTACAGTTTCTGGTCCTTCTGGTCCGCAAGGAACATCAGGTCCATCTGGTGCTGCCTCTAATGTTTCAGGTCCACAAGGTTCACAAGGTGTTTCTGGTCCCAGTGGTCCATCGGGTCCATCTGGCGCTGCCTCTACAGTTTCTGGACCATCTGGACCAAGAGGTATAACTGGTCCGTCTGGTGCACAAGGCGTATCAGGTCCACAGGGAACTGGTCCGTCAGGTCCACAAGGAACTCAAGGTGTTTCTGGTCCAAGTGGTCCACAAGGAGATCCAGGTGGTCCATCTGGTCCGTCAGGTCCACAAGGTCCGCAAGGTCCACCAAATGGTCCATCTGGTCCAAGTGGTCCACAAGGTCCTTCTGGTCCAACTGGTGACAAATATTCTACATCTAGTACATCGACATTTACGATTGCTCAAAATATAAACATCACGATTACAGTCGGCACTGGTTTATCTTGGACGCCTGGACGTGGTGCTCTTATTCGACACGATGGATTTAACTTTATATACGGAAGTGTTGAAGCATATAATCCAGCCACTGGTGAATTTACATTCTTCTCAGATCCAATTCTTGACTCTGCAGCAGGTGTAGGAAATTCATTTAGCAGTTGGAAAGTTGATGTTGCAATAATATTCTCAACAGTAGAAGGTCCTACTGGTCCATCAGGTGCTGCATCTACCATTTCTGGTCCAACTGGTCCGTCAGGTCCATCGGGTCCATCTGGCGCTGCCTCTACAGTTTCTGGACCATCAGGTCCGAGTGGTCCAAGAGGTGCATCAGGTCCATCTGGTCCATCAGGTCCACAAGGACCAAATGATGCAGCATCAATCAATTACATCCAAGATGGCACAGGTGCTGTTAGCAGAACAGTTCAAGCAGGATTGAGAGATCGAATTAGTGTATTTGATTTCATGACAACTGCTGAAATCACCGATGTTGAAAATAGATCGTTTACTCTTGATGTAACATCAAAAATTAAAGCAGCGATCGACGCTGCATCAGCACAAAGAAAAGATCTGTTCATTCCAGCAGGATTGTATAAGATCGTTCCAGCAACAGCATCTGAGTGGGCTGGTGGTGCTGCTGACTCTGGTCCAGTTTATGTTGCATTTACAATACAAAATAATATGTCTATTGTTGCTGAGGAAGGTGCAGTATTTAAACTTGCAGACAATTTCTCAGTTGTTGGTGCTGTGAAAGCGCATGCGATGTTCTTTACAAATGTCCCAACTGCAAATGTCTCCTTCTATGGTTTGACAATGGACATGAATGGAAATAACAATGATGGTATCGCGCCATTCCCTGGAGACAATAATCCACAAATCTTTATTAGTGGTAAAACACCACGCTATTCTATTCCATCAAGAAGAGCAACAAGCACCTCAACCAACACAATTGGAACAGGATCAAAATCATTCACCATAGAAACTGGTAAAAGTTTTAGTGTTGGTGAAGATATTGGTATGTTAGTTGCTTCAGGAACTGGAGCATCATTATGGTCTATGCATGGAACCGTCACATCGTATAATAGTGGCAGCGGTGCTCTAGTGGTAAATGTAACTCAAACTAGCATATATGGAGTTGGTCAAAGCGTCGGTGGAAGTTCTGGTGGCGCGCCTCGTTGGGCAATTGGTGATGGTATTGGAGCATATATTGACGATGTTGTAATTGAAAAGTGCATCTTCTTGAATAATATGGGTAAAACTGTTCTTGGTTGTGCTCAATTAGATGGCGCAACGAAAATAAAATTAGGAAAAAATTGGAAAGTTCTGAACTGCACATTTAAAAATAATGGTAAACGTGCTGCGGACCACTCAACATTTTACGGTATGGTTGATGATTTGACTGTAGAAGGATGTTCATTCACAGCAGATTCAATGTTCCCAAATGGTTCAACTGGACCATATGCTGATGGTGGTGGAACAATAACATGTGGTACACTTGTTGCGATTGAAACTCACGGAAGCAATCACAGATATAGTAACAATTTATTTGAAAATTACTATCAAGGATTTTGGATTGCCTCAAACGGAGCATTTGAAGCAAACAATATTGTAATTGCGCAAAATAATTTCAAAGTATTGACTTATGGAATGGGTTCGTATAGACGCGAAGGTGGTCCAACAATTATTCGAAATGTGAATATTTCTGACAATACATTCATATATGACAATACTTCTAGCGCAGATGGCGTTCCTAAAGTGGGTGTTCTTATTGCTGAAGATGAAGAGATTGAAGATTGGAGCATCTGTAACAACATTGCTAGAAAAGAAGTGCCTGCTGGGCAATCAAATTATCAATCTTATTTTATAGGAATATTCACTGCACGTGTAAGCGGCGTGATGGATCGAATTGTTATTGATGGTAACTATTGCACTGGATTTGCTCGCGGCATTGTTTTGTATAGTGCTGTATCAGGAAAGAGTTTAGGAACAATTCGAATCACGAACAATACCATTTTAAATCCAAACACCACTTCATCATTCCCATCTGGTGCATATGGAATTTTGGCTTATACAACTGGTGGTGCATCTACAGTCAAAGAATTAATTATCGATAATAACTCATTTATTGATAATCGTGCTTCGCCACAAATGCAATATGGGATTAGATTATCTGGTGATTGGACAGTTAATAATCTTTGGAGAGATGGGAACAAATACTATGGATCAACAGTAGCAGATTTTGATTCAACTGGAGCGGTTATCACAAATACACGATCTGCAGATGGCGGTGGTGCAACTGGTCCGCAAGGCGCACAAGGTCCATCTGGTCCAACTGGTGCACAAGGCTCACAAGGACCAAGTGGACCAACATCAGGTGCTTCAAGCATCACGAATTTCACACCAACTTGGTATAATCAAGAATTTGGTTCTCCGCAAACAGCTGTAACGATTGGAAACGGAAACAACGTTGGGTATTATAGTTTGAATGGAAATGAAGTTACAGTTGTCGCAACATTATTGTTGGGAAGTACAACAAGTATTGCCACCAAATCAACATCAGGATATGTATATCTTGCATTACCCTTTGCCTCTGCTTATGCAGGATTAAGTTATAATGGTGTCTGGAGAATTTACGACGATAGTGTCGCTAAATTTTATAGTGGATCTGCGTTTGTCGATGGTGGTGGTAGTACTGTCTCTTTGGCTGTTGATAATGGTTTGTTCGTTCGAAATGCTGCAGGTTCTGAGAATCCTGTAAATTTTGCTGCGGGAGACGCATTGTCCGTGCAATTAACATATTTCAAGACATAATCAACTTGATTTTGGCGTAAATTTAACGTAGAATATAGGGATGTTTCGATCCTTATAAATATAAAAAAGATTTTTGGGATTACTATGTCAGATTTAAATAAAACTTGGCTCCCTGGACCTTCGAGAGGAACGACTACCGTAACCTCTCCAGGAAACGTTACAATCCCATATGGTCGTTTTGTTGGTACAGTTTCAGGAAAGGGTGCTCCTGGAAACTCTCCAGTAACAGCAGGTTGGGTGACAAACTATAACACCAATTATAATGTTGCGTATCCAATCGCCAATCAGCCGATCGCAAATCAGCCACTGGCGAATCAGCCAGCAACTGCTTGGACAACCAATTACAATACAAACTATAACACCAATTATAATGTTGCGTACCCAATCGCGAATCAACCAATCGCCAATCGTCCAATCGCAAATCAACCAGCAACTGCTTGGACAACAAACTACAATACCAATTATAATACGAACTATTTCGTAACATATCCATTTGCTGGATTCGGTTTTGGACACTTCTCGTTTGGTGGAAATAATCCAGGTGTTTATTTCGTGAACTCTTATCGATATTGGACTTACGGTATCTATCAAAACCAAGCTGGTCCTCCAGGATATGTTCAAAGTACCAGTTACAACTTCGACGACTCTCAATGTCCATCGCACTTTGCATTCGATCAAACAAATCCATTACAATATCAGTGGCACTGGGTTTACTTTCAATGCTGGCATCAATTTGCACCAGGAAATGCATTCTTTTTCACAAATTACAATACAGAATATAACGTCGCATATCCTGTTGCAAATCAACCAGTGGCAAATCAACCAATTGCAAACCAGCCTATAACTGCTTGGACGACAAACTATAATACCAATTATAATACGAACTACAACGTTGCTTATCCAATTGCCAACCAACCAATCGCAACTCAGCCACTGGCGAATCAACCAATAACTGCTTGGACGACAAACTATAATACAAATTATAATACCAACTACAATGTCGCGTATCCAATTGCGAATCAACCAATTGCAAATCAACCAGCCACAGGATTTACTCCTGGAAACATTGGTGCTTCTGCTTCTGCTCTTGGTGTGACATTACCTGGCGGTGCAGTTGGTAATGTGATTGATGGTGGTCCAATTCCAGCGACACCAATTTCACCAACAACAGTAAGTTACTGGACTTACCCAGATAATTCAACATATCCTGTTACAGCCCCTTCTGGATCGGAAGTCGTAATTAAACTTGAATAATTAATTGAGAGTGGAGTGAATATTATGTTTAAGATTGATAAATTCAAAAGACAGTTTCCTAAATTCTGTCATGTTGAACAAGTCTTTTCTAAAGAAGAAGTAAAAAGAATTTATGATTTGGAAGATTTAGAAAAATTCCGAAGAGGAATGGTTGGATCTAATAATTCTGAAGGTGAGGTTAAACTCGAATCTCGAGATTCTGAGATTATGTGGGTTAATCCTAATCATGAATCAGGTTGGATCTTTGATCGTTTTGCTCAAGTCTTAGCAAACGTGAACTATGATTTCTTCAATAGTAATATTAATCATATGGGTCCATTTCAATATACTCTTTATCGCGAAAATCAATATTATAACTGGCATGTTGATTCAGATTCCATGTATGCTGATTTAACTCGAAAAATTAGTGCAACAATTATGTTATCTGATGCTTCTGATTATGTTGGTGGTGAGTTCGAATTGATTGCAAATGGTAATGTGGAACAGCCAATAATGCTTCGACCAAATGCAGGTGATATTATTTTCTTCGCCTCTCACATGCCTCATCGTGTTCGAGCAGTTACACAAGGTGTGCGGAAATCGCTAGTGAATTGGATATATGGACCATGGGATTAATGGATAAATTATGGATCTCTCAAAGTTCACAAAACTCAAGTTTTGGTCAAATAACATCATTGAATTTTATTGTAGAAAAGAATTCGAAGGTGTAATTCCTGAACCAAAACCAGCAGCGAAATACTTTCCAGAATGGTTTAAAAATCTAGAACCATACATTGCTGCTAGAGATAAAAGCAGTGGTGATAAAAGAATCATGACTGCGAAAAGATGTCTGCCTCTCATCGATGCAATGTCATTGGGTTTTGTTATCCCTCTTGCTGCTGATTGCCACGTTTTAACAAATCATGACAATTCTCAAATACTTTTTAATGGATTGGCTGGATCATTCCCAATTATTGAATCTCATGATAAGCGACAAGTCGGAGGTCACAGCACAATTAAAAGAAATAATGGAGATGCTCTTAAATTCCTAAATTATTGGGTTGTGAAAACTGCTCCAGGATGGTCAAGCCTTTTTATTCCTCCGATTAATAATTTCTCACAGCCGTTTACCTGTTTAGGTGGAATGGTTGATACTGACAAATATACAAAAGAAGTGAATTTTCCAGCAGTTTGGCATGCTCATAATTTTGATGGAATGATTTATGCAGGAACACCGCTTATTACTGTAATACCAATTAAAAGAAATATTTTTGATAAGAAACCTGTTATTCGAAAAATGACTAAAAAAGAACAAGAAACTCATAATCAAATGAATCGAATTCAAAATAGTCGTCTTAGTTATTATACAAATGAGTTGAGGGTTAAGAAATGAGATTTATTAAGTATTTTATGGGTGATAATAATGACATTTTGGACAATGGCATTCATCCAAAAAAAGACGATATTGAGTTTATCTGTTTCATGGGTCAGGCTGCGTCTCATGAACAAACTCGAGTTAAACTTGCAAAAGAAGTCGACACAAAATTTAAAAAGTATCAAGTCGAAAAGCATGGATCGTACACCTTTGCTCAATGTCCAGGAATGTTAGATTATTCCCGTCTAGGATATATCATTCCAGCATGGACCAACTTTGAGTTCATGTACAACTCTGCAGGTGTAGAGATATTTGATGGAACAATCGATTCTAGAGTTCGCTCTAAAATTCCATTAAGAGGATTCGATCCAACTATTTTCGATGGCGCAATTAAAAACGACGATGGATCTAAAACTGAAATCTATAACATTCAAGCACCTTGGCATATTCGATGCAAGCCTGGAGTCCATATGATGATTATGCCTGCATTCTATCATAGCAATATTCTAGATGATTTTCATATCCTTCCAGGTGTTATTGATTATGGTAGCGGATTTCATACGATTAATTTCTTAACTGGACCAAAGAGATATGGTCAGTTTAAGATTATGATGGGCGAGCCTCTATTCCACATCATTCCTCTCAAGAATGTCCCATTCACTGCTTCTTATGGACTTGTTGATAATTATAAAAATGTCTATAAAGAAGATGAGTTTTTTGGTAAAATTAAGAGTTTCTATAGAAAATTTTATTGCGGAAAGAGAAAATTCTCCTTACGAAAGGAGATGGGAGATAAATGAAAACTATTTTCGTAAGCATTGCTTCATATAGAGATAAACTTCTTTTAGCAACTCTGAACTCATTAAGGCAAAATGAGTCTGGTCGAAATAAGATCGTTTATGGTGTTTTCGAACAGACCAAAAAAGAAGACAGTTTAGAGACAAAAGCACCAGAGTTGCTAGACAATGCTGCGATTCGATACAAAAGAATAGACCCAGAATATGCTGATGGAGTCGTCTGGGCTCGAGCAATCAACGCCATGCAGCACTATGATGAAGAGTTTTTCTATCAGATCGACTCTCATATGCTCTTTGATAAAGACTGGGATAACACTCTTTTGTGGGACTATCAACAAGCATCTAGGCTTGCAAATAACCCTAAAGTTATTTTAACAACAGGCACGAAGAATTTCGAGTATTTCTCAAATTATATCACAAAACATACACTAACTCGTGATATAACAGTGAATTTTAAGTATTGGCAATTTGATAAGGAATTATGTCTAAAGGTTCATGGTCCTTGGATTGCCGCGACTGATACTGTTGTTCCTGGAATCCATACGATCGCAGGTAACTTTTTCGCACCTGCTACCTGGATTAAAGATGTCGGATTCAACACTAGATTGTTTTTTGAGTATGAAGAACAATATATGTCTCTTACATCCATATTGGCTGGATATAAAATCTATCATCAGAGAAAGATCCAATGCTATCATTATCTGGATTCTGCGAAATCAACAACTCGCCAAGAGAACGATCCAGTTCGTCCGTCGAAGATCTTTGACAATAAGAAGCGAGAGAAGGAGGAATTTATCAATTATATATACTCTTTAGGTGAGGAGAAACTTGAAGAATATCGAAGATTGACAGGAGTTGATTATATAAATAGAAAATTAGAAGAGCGCGCAATCACCAGAACCGTTCCTCCAACAATTCCTGTTGATTGGGAATTGCCTCAACCACCAGAACCAGCAAAAGACGAAGAGAAAAATGAGCCTTGAAAATGATTTTAAAGAAGTATTTTCATATTCAATGCATGCTGGTGGTGGGACCAATCTAAATTTCGATGACATTGATAAAAATCTCTATAATACTCGAAAAATTGATCGATACTTTCTAGAAGGTATCAAGATCGACCCAAAGATCCACTCTACTCAAATGTTTTTAGCCAATAGTTTTTATTTTCTAGTGGCTGGAGAGATTGATATTAAATATCAAGACGGATCCGACGATCGCGTTTCTGGTTCTTATTATAATTCGAATGATTGGGTTTCCTATAAAAAATTCTGGACTGAGAATAAGCCATGTAAGATTATTCCTTCTCAGAATGCATGTTTATATAAAATTCAGAGAATAAAAGAAATACAGAATGATTCGCCTCTCAACGATCTATCAAACTTAAATGTGATAGTTAAAAAAGTGAGTGCAGATAACGTTTCTTTCACTACAACAGGTAATAGCATTCTTCTAGTGTTTAATGCTAGCATGGAAGAATTTACTTTAAGAAATGAAACAATTGTGTTTAATACCTCAACTGAATCTGATTATTGCGAAATTCTTATTGACAAGAATCCGCAGTTTATAAAATTTAAAAATTATTATAGATTCTCAGTTAACGGAAATTGCACATTTTCTACTGCAAACTCTTGTCATTTAGTTTTGTTGACACCAAAGTAAAGAATAGGAAAATAGCATGGCAAGTCAAGTAGAATTATTTTGCGATCAAGGATCTACATTTTCCTACACGATAGATATTGCAAATGACGACGGCACAAAAATTAATGTTGCTGGATATTCATTCTCATCATCTATTCGTAAATCATATTATTCAAATAAAGTTGCTGCGAATTTAACCGTGGCAACTACAGACGCCGCAAACGGAAACGTTGCATTATCTATGAATGCAGCAACTACAGCAAACATTAAAGCTGGCAGATATCTTTATGACGTTAGAATGGTAGACACATCAAATGTTGTTACACGTGTGATTGAAGGAGTCATTACTGTCTACCCACAAGTAACAAAGTCATAAAGAAATGAAGGTAACGGTTGGATCAAATAGTAATACATCATTCCAACCAGCAACAGACAGAGGTTCTGGTGCTGCCATAACTGTCAATCCACCTGCAGGTTCTACTGTTAAAATCTCAACAGTTGGTGGTGCTGGCACAGGACCTGCATACGATCAAGCAAACATTGCTAGATCTACTGCGAATAGTGCTTATGGACAAGCCAACGCTGCATACAATGCGGCAAATAGCGCCAAAGTCACGGTGTATGCAAATAGTGGTGCAGCCAACGCAACCACACAAAATATTAATTTTGTAAACACATCGTCGATTCTTGTCACAGTTGCAAATACAAACGGAAATGCAAATATTTCGTTTGCAGTCACTGGTGCTGCTGCTGGTGATGCGTATGATCAAGCAAATGCGGCAAGAGACCAAGCAAATACAGCACTTAATGTTGCTAATGGCGCATATAGTCAAGCCAACGGAGCATATGCCCAAGCAAATGGTGCTTACTCGCAAGCAAACGGAGCATATAATCAGGCTAATGGTGCATATGCTCAAGCCAATGGTGCATATGCTCAGGCTAATGGAGCATACTCTCAAGCAAATAGTGCTTACAATCAAGCCAATGATGCATACAGTCAAGCGAATGCTGGATATGCAACTGCTAATGCGGCTTATGCGACAGCAAACACTAAATTAAGTTTATCTGGTGGTACAATTACAGGACCAATTAGTGGATTAGGAAATTCTAAACTAGACCTTACTACTTTCGGAGCCAACACCGCATATCTAACAACTACTGATAATGATTCTACTGCATTGTTTATGGGAGCGGTGTCTGCTGAGTTATACGCTAATACATATGTTCAAATTAGAGCCAATACTGGAGGAGCATCACAAAACTGGACATTTGGTGCAGATGGTACATTAACATTTCCAGACACAACAGTACAAACTACAGCCTTTACAACCGAATTAACTAATGCAATCTCAAATACGGTATCAACTGTATCGACAATTGCAAATGCCGCATACGATAAAGCAAACACTGCACTAGATATCGCGAACGGCGCATATGGTCAAGCCAACGTTGCGCGCACTACTGCAAACGATGCATATGATCAAGCGAATACCGCTAGAAACACTTCCAACAGCGCATATCTACAAGCAAATAATGCTTATGATACAGCCAATTTAAAACTTAATATTTCTGGTGGAACCATTAATGGTTCATTGAATATCAGTGGAAATTTATTTGTTAGTGGCAACACATCATATATTAATGTTTCAACATTTGTTGTTGATGATGCATTAATTTATCTCGGCGCAAATAATACTCTTAGCGATGTTGTTGACATAGGATTTATTGGTGCGAAAAACAGTGGTCCATCAGTAACTCATACTGGTCTTGTTCGTGATGCTGGAGATGGTACTTGGTATTTGTTCGATAATTTGCCAGATTCAGGTCATCAAAATAACGTAGTTGATTTTGCAAACACCACGCTTGCAACACTTCGAGCAAATATCGCTGCAAATAGTATTCTTTTAGTTGGAAACGTCGTTGCTACTCAAGCCAACTTAACTCTTGCGTTCAATCAAGCAAACACGGCGAGAACAACTGCCAACGATGCATATGGACAAGCCAATTCTGCTAGAGACCAAGCGAACACCGCTAGAGATCAAGCCAATACCGCCAGAAATCAAGCAAATTCAGCCTACGCAGATTCTAATACTCGAGTCTTAAAATCTGGCGATACAATGACAGGTCAATTGAACATCAGTTCAGGTGGCTTGATTGTTACTGGTAATATTACCACAACAGGAGCAAGTGGTGATATTAGTGGCGTTAATACAATATATGCTGGAACTTTCTCAACAACTGCTGGGTTGAATGTAACTGCTCAAGCAGCAAATGCATACGATCAGGCAAATAATGCCAGAAATCAAGCGAACACAGCTCGCGATCAAGCGAATACCGCCAGAACAACGGCGAATGATTCTTATGGCGCAGCAAATACAGCAAACACTAATGCATTAAATGCTTATGCTCAAGCCAATGCCGCTTATGATGCAGCCAATAATGCTAAAATAACGGTATTCCAGAACAATGCTTCAGGAATAACCACTCAAAATCTAAATTTTGTCAATACATCAACTGTAACTGTAAGTGTTCAGAATAGTAGTGGAAACGCAAATATATCATTCACCTCTATCGGTGGTGTTCAAGATTATTCTTATAATACGACTTCAACCTCTACCGAAACTGTAGATTCGTGGTCAACTACAGCCTTCCGAAGCGGTAAGTATCAAATTCAAGTCTCCAGCTCTGTGGGTTATTTGACTTGCGAGATCGCTCTGCTTCATGCAGGAAATGTCACAAACATGTTACAGTATGGAAACGTTTCTATTGGTGCACCAGTTGGCGTATTCACATCGGATGTAAATAACGGTAATGTTCGTCTTCGATTTGCAGCAACCGACATTACGACAAGAATTAGATACTTCAGATCATTGTTAATTAATGATTCTGGATTCGACCCAGAAGTTCTCCCAACAGATCTCATGACTGGTATCGACACATACGATCTGATGGAAGTTCTCTACCTCATACCGACAGATCTAAATGCATAGGTCTTATAGGATTTTATAAATATATCGTTGATTAAAACTAGAATTTAAGAGTACTCTAAATGCCAACAACATTACAATTTAGAAGATACGATACAGCAAATATTGCCAATACAACTGGTGCTGTTGGTGAAATCTTCATTGATATGGATAAAGACACTATCGTTGTTCAGGATGGTGTTACTTCTGGTGGATTTCCTCTGGCTAGAGAGTCTGCTCTTATTTCTGCATATGGTGGTGCTAATGCAGCCTACGATCAAGCCAACAGTGCTCGAGATCAAGCCAATACTGCCAGAGACCAGGCAAATACTGCTCGAACAACCGCCAACGATGCGTACAATACAGCAAATACAAAACTTTCAAGTTCTGGTGGAACAATCAGTGGAAATCTTGTAATTTCTGGAAATTTAGAAGTTTTAGGAAATAGCACCACACTTAATGTTGAAACTCTTCTCGTTGAAGATAATGAAATTGTTCTAAATGCGAACGTGGTCGGCGCACCATCATTAAATGCGTTCATTACGGTAAATCGCGGATCAAATCAAAATTCAGCTCTAGTTTGGTCTGAAGTTGGAATTGGGTATTGGGGTTGGTCTGACGGTGATGGAGTTATCTACTTCGATTCGTTAAGAGCAGCCACTGTTGCAACAAATACTGCTCTTAATCAAATAAACGCAACAATTGTCAATGTTAACACAAATGTTGCCACAGTTTATGATCAAGCAAATGCCGCTCGCAATCAAGCAAATACGGCTAACACTAATGCGAGTACCGCCAAAGGACAAGCAGATATAGCTCGAGATCAAGCGAACGTTGCTCGTACGACTGCTAATGATTCATATGGTCAAGCGAACACTGCTAGAGACCAAGCAAACACCGCACGCGATACTGCTAATGGAGCATACGACCAAGCAAATGGTGCGTATGGTCAGGCTAACGGCGCATATGCTCATGCAAATATTGTTTACGATCAAGCGAATACTGCTCGTAATCAGGCAAATACTGCGCGAGACACAGCAAACGGCGCATACGATCAAGCAAACGCAGCATATGGCGACGCCAATACTCGAGTGTTGAAGGCTGGCGATACAATGACTGGTGCACTAAATGTACAGTCAAATGTAACAGCTGTTGGATTCTTGAGCAGCAAAACAACTCTTCAAGCACCAAGCACCACAAACTTTAATGGTGAACGTGTTCGTCTTTATGACTTTAACGAAGCAGGTCACCCAAACTATGCAATTGGCGTTGAAACAAACTTTATTTGGAGTGGCACAGACGAAAATAACGGTCAAACTGGTTTCGCGTGGTATGGAAATACTACACGAAATGCTATTATGCGTTCCAATGGTACGTTGCAATTAAGCAATACTGTTGAAGCAAAAGTTATTCGCGCTAATGGTACTGGCACTGCAATTGATGCAAGTCAAGGTAACATTCTAACAAATGAAGTCACTGGTACGAAGTTTAAATTCCTTGCTGGTGCAAATACAGTAACTGTTGATGCCTCTGGTGCTCTAGCAAATTACACATTTAATCTACCGCCAACAGGTGGTGTTGCTGGTCAAGTGCTTGAAACAGATGGTAATGGAGACACTATTTGGAGCAGTAACGTTTATTCATTGACGAATACAGTTTATGATCAAGCAAATACTGCTAGAAACCAAGCCAATACTTCCAGAGATCAAGCAAATACTGCTAGAGATCAGGCGAATAGTGCTACTGTTATTGGTGAGAATGCATACGCTCAAGCCAATACAGCTCGAGATATTGCCAATGCATCTTATGGTCAAGCAAATGCTGCATATGATGATGCAAATACCAGAGTATTGAAATCTGGCGATACGATGACAGGAACATTAAATGTCGCTGCGTCATTAATCACACAGAACATTGTTCCAAATCTAAATGTAACTTACGACATTGGTACAGCTGATAAAAGATTCAATGATCTTTATCTTTCAAACAGTTCTATCTATCTTGGTGATGCAGTTCTAACTGCAAATGGTCCAGTTCTTGTTGTTTCTGGAATTGAAATTGATGGAAGTGGAAATCTAGTTGCTGCATTCGAGTCATATAATCAAGCCAATGCTGCCAGAGATCAGGCGAATACTGCCAGAGATACTGCGAATGGAGCATACGGTCAAGCAAATGGTGCTTATGCTCATGCAAACATCGTATACGATCAAGCAAATACTGCACGTGACGCAGCTAATGCATCTTATGGGCAAGCGAATGCCGCTAGAGATCAAGCGAATACGGCTCGCGACGTTGCCAATGCATCTTATGGACAGGCAAACACTGGAAGCACTCAAGCAACTGCCGCCAGAGATCAAGCGAACGTTGCTCGTACAACTGCAAATGATTCTTATGGACAGGCGAACACTGCTAGAGATCAGGCTAATACCGCACGCGATACTGCTAATGGAGCATACGACCAAGCAAATACTGCTCGTGACACTGCAAACAGTGCTTACAATGCAGCAAATAACGCACAAGTAACTGTTTACGCAAACAGTGCTTCTGATGTCACAACTCAGAAAATCAACTTTGTTAATACCTCCACGATTACCGTATCAGTAACAAATAGTGCTGGGAATGCAAACATTGCATTCACGGCAACTGGTGGTGCTGCTTACGATCAAGCCAATGCTGCTTACGATCAAGCAAACACTGCACGTAGTACTGCAAATGATTCTTATGGACAAGCAAACACTGCTCGCGATGTAGCAAATGCTTCTTATGGTCAAGCAAATACCGCCAACACCAATGCATTGAATGCTTATGATCAAGCAAATACTGCCAGAGACCAAGCGAATACTGCTCGAACAACAGCTAATGATTCATATGCTCAAGCGAATACCGCTCGCAATACTGCAAACGACTCATATAGCCAGGCAAATACTGCTCGCAACACTGCTAATGATTCGTATGGACAAGCCAATACTGCTAGAGATACAGCCAATGGTGCGTATGGACAAGCGAATACTGCTCGTGATACAGCCAATGATGCTTATGGTCAAGCAAATACCGCTAGAGATCAGGCAAATACTGCTCGCAATACCGCAAATGGTGCATATGGTCAAGCGAACACTGCTCGTGATACAGCGAATTCTGGATATGGGCAAGCAAACTCTGCGCGCGATCAAGCCAATACTGCTCGAGCAACAGCAAATGATGCTTACGGTGCAGCAAACACTAAATTGTCGACTTCTGGTGGATCTATCAGCGGAGACTTGACAATTTCTGGTAATCTTGTTATTCAAGGTAATGCAACGACGATCAATGTCAGCAGCTTGTCAGTTAATGACTCTATAATTTTGTTGTCAGCAAATAGTACTGGTGACGCAGAGGATATTGGTTTTGTTGGACATTATACTAATGGCGCGACAAATACTCACGCTGGTTTCTTCAGAAAAGCAACAGAAAATCAATTTTATGTCTTTGACAATTATGAAACTGAACCAACAAATAATGTCATTGATATTGCAAATAATAATTTTAGA